ATGTCGCCCCCCGCACGGACCACCCTCCGCAAGGTCCAGCCTTTCCTCCTCCCCCATGCGATCGCCCAGGCCCTCGAAGCGACGGCCCGCTCGATGGCGTCGCCCATGATGCCGCACGTCAGCCTGGCGGCCGCGGCGCGCGAGCTCATCGACAGGGGCCTCGTCTCGCTCGACGTCCTGCTGCGGTCCGGTCAGCAGGTGCTCTGGGAGGCCGTCGACCCTCCGCGCGGCGCCCGTCGTCGAGAGGAGGCTGCTTCGTCGAGCGACGCGCGGGTGCGCGACGACACCTTCGTCCAGGTCTCGCCGCTCGCCCTCTCGGAAGAGATCATCGACCGCCTCGAGGACGTGCGTCGACGCCTCTCTACGGCGACGGGCGCGAAGGTCTCGACGGTGAAGGTGCTGCGTGAGTCTCTGGTCCGAGGCCTCGCCGCCCGGGAGCAGGCCCAGGCGGGTGTCGAAGCCCTGCTCCAGAAGTACGCGCGGGAGTTCAGCGGGCTCGGCTTCGCCTCGGCCGCACAGTTCACCGTCGTCGCGTCGAGCGTGACCCAGCGCTACGCGGAGCCGGCGGGCAAGGCCAACCCCTGGGGGCGGCCTGCGCGCGTCGGCGCGGCCACGCGAAAAGCGAAACCCGCGCCGAAGGCACCCCCGACGGCAACGACCACCGGGCGCCCGCGCCCGCGCCCGCGCGGCCACCGCCAACAGTCCGCCGCTCATCAGGAGCCGTCGGGCCCGGGCGACGGTGACGACGGTCCAGCGCCACCCTCTGCGGACCTCCTCGCGGCCGCGATCGGAGGCGATCGTGACTGAGCTCGACCGCCGGAACGATCCGACATTGCTCGCGCGCGTGCTCGATGCGCTGGTCAACGCCTTCGCCGATCGCGTCGCGGCTGCTCTCGAGCGACTGCTGCGCGCTCGCCGTGCCGAGCGCGACGACAGCTGGGGTCTCGTCTCGCAGAAGACGCTTCCCAGCTGGATCCAGCCCGACACGTACATCGAGGCGTGTCGGTCGGGCGCAGTGGCCGGGGCGCGCCTCTGGCGCCGACAGTGGCTCGCGCCCCGGGACGCCGTGTTGGCGTGGGTGGAGTCGGAGAGCCGCGCGCCCGAACCGACGACCGCCCCCGTTGACCCGATCGACGAGATTCTCGCGGCCAACGGCTACACGAGCGCCGGGAAGGCGCGGTAAGGATCTGCGACATGAGCCTCGCGAACACCACCGGGTCGCTCGAGTGGGTCGGCAGCCGGGACGACTCGAAGGACGAGGGCTACTGGCGCTGCCGCGTTCGCATCGACGGCAAGCGTGTGTGGATGCGCCTCCCGGCGACCCTCGGCCACGACGATCGCGAGAAGGCCACGAAAGCTGCCCTCGGACTCGCCGAGCGGGCGCGCACCGGGAAGATCACCTCGCTCTTGAAGCGGAAGGGCAGCGCGGGTCGCTCCAACGGCGAGGTGAAGAAGGGCGAGACGCTGCAGGAGTGGTCGGTCCGTTGGTTCGAAGCGCGCAAGGCGCGTGGGCTCCGCGGCGGCCGGGCCGACATCGGGCGCTTCAAGAAGTGGATCACGCCGCGCCTCGGCAAGCTGGCCATGGTGGAGATCACCAAGGTCGACATAGAGCGGTGGGTCGAGTGGATCGACGCCCAGGTGCAGGCTGAGGAGCTCGCCTGGAAGACCGCGCAGAACGCTTGGGGCCTCGTGTCTCGCGCGATGCGCGACGCCTTCAAGTCGAAGAACCTCTCGCTCCGTTGCCGTGACAGCAACCCGTGCCTCGACGTCGAGCCGCCCGATCGGGGCACGGTCAAGAGCAAGCCGTACCTGTATCCCAGCGAGTTCCTGCAGCTGGTGACCTGCGAGGGAATCCCCCTCGCGGTGCGCCGCGCCTACGCGCTCGCGATCTACCTGTACCCGCGCGCCGGCGAGCTCGAGGTGCTCCAGTGGGAGTCCGTCGACCTCGAGCACCGCGTGATCTCACTGCACTGCGCGGTCGACCACAACACGCGGGAGGTGCGCGCCCCGAAGGGCAAGGCGCCGCGGGAGTTCGAGATCGAGCCCGAGCTGCTGCCGATGCTGAGGGCGATGCGGGCCGAGCGGCCGAAGGCGACGCGCGTCTTCGAGCCGTGGCCCCTCGACAAGGACCGCGCCGACGAACTCCGCGCCAACCTGCAGGTGGCAGGCGTCGCGCGCACCGCCCTCTTCGCCTCCGACGCCACCCGCCGGAACCTCACCTACCACGACCTCCGCGCCACCGGCGCAACCTGGGCGGCCATCCGCGGAGACCAGCCCCTGCGCATCATGCACCGGGCGGGGCACAAGCACCTCACGACGACGATGATGTACGTCCGCGAGGCCGAGAATCTCCGCGTCGGATTCGGGCAGGTGTTCCCGCCGCTGCCGACGGTCCTCATCGAGGGTGGCGCGGCGTCGTCCGTCGCAGCAAATCCCTCAGAAGACCCTCACCGCCGGTCCCAGAGTCGGTCCCAGAGCAAAACGGGCCTCGCGAAAAGGCCCTCGATTTCCGCTGAAATCGTGGTTCGGGGTGAGGGATTCGAACCCAATCAGTACGTATCGAGACGTAACGACAGGTACCGAAACGCCGCCTGAGCGGCCAGAAGAATCCCTCCCGGTACCACCCCCGCAGCCGCCCGCGCCCGGCCGGGAGCAGGCTGGTACCAATCCTGGTGCCAATCCAGACGTCGCCGTCGGGGCCCCCGAGGCGGCCGTCCGGGCCGCGGTCCTAGCCGCCCTCGCCGGGGACGACCTCGACCTCGCCGGCGAGCTGCTCGAGCTCCTACGCCGACGCGGGGTCGCCCCCGGGGTGCCGGGCGTCGCCAAGGTCGTGGACCTGAACGAGCGGCGCGCCCGCAAGGGGGAGCCGAAGTGACGCCCTCCTGGCAGTCCACCGCGCCCGGCGCGCTCTCGCAGTGGGTGATCTACCGCGGGGCACGCGACGTCGACACCCTCTACTTCGTGCGCCGCTGGGAGATCGGCCCCATGGCCTCCACGCCCTGCGAGAGCCACGGCGCGGCATCGCTCGACGAGGCCCGCGCGCTCCTCCCGCCGTGGGTGGTGTCGCTCGGCCGGATGGCGGGTGACGACCCGACGATCGTCGAGGTGTGGACGTGACGGGCTTGCTGGCCGTGCCCGCGATCCTCGCGGTGGTGTTCGGTTGGCTGCTGCGGCCGCTCGGGCCGCGATGGAGGGAATGAATGGACGGCTGGAACAACGAGTGCGGTGCCGGGATCGCCGCGCACCCCCACGACCTCGCGTGCGCGCTCCGGCGAGGCCACGCCGGGCCTCACCAGGGCGAGGGCCGGAGCTGGACGGACGAAGAGGCGACGGCGCTCGACGGGCGCCTCCGGAGGGCGCTGGACGACGCGCAGGCGACCGCCCGCGCCGTCGTGCTCGGGACGATGACCGCGCGTGCCGCGGCCTTCCGGCTGGGCGGCGCTGGGGGCCGCAACCGCAGCGAGCAGCGGCAGCTCGCCAACCGCGCGAGGCGCCGATGAGTGCCCCCCGCCCGGACGCCCGGAGGCGTCCCAGGACGTCTGCGAACGCCCCGCCCCCCTCCCCCCGCATCCTCGCCTTCGCCGGGCAGAAGGGCGGCGCGGGCAAGACGACCTCCGCCATCGCGACGGCGTGCGAGTGGCAGGCCCGCGGCCGCCGGGTGCTGCTCGTCGACACGGACCCGCAGGGCTCGGCGCGCACCTGGGCCGACGTCGCCGGGGAGCTCGGGACGGAGATCCCCACCGTGGTCGCGATGGGCGCGGGGCTGCATCGCCCGGGGCAGCTCCCGGCGCTCGCCGCGCAGTACGACGTGACCGTGATCGACTGCCCGCCGCGCCTCGACGATGTGCAGCGGGCAGTGCTGATGGTGGCGCACCTGGTGGTGATCCCCTGCGGCCCCTCGACCCTCGACACCTGGGCGATCGCCGACTCGCTCGAGCTCGTGAGGAAGGCCCAGGCGCTCCGGCCCGAGCTGCTGGCGCGCGTGCTCATCACCCGCAAGCAACCCGGGACGATCGTCGGGCGCGCCGTGCGCGACGTCCTCGCCCAGAGCGGCCTCGCGGTGCTCTCCGCCGAGCTCGCGTTCCGGGTGACGTACCAGGAGGCGCCCGCCGCGGGCCTGGGGCCCACGACCTACGCACCGGAGAGCGCGGCGGCCGACGAGGTGCGGGCGCTCGTCGACGAGCTCGAGGCGCTGCGATGAGCGCGCGCTCGAAGCGCCCCGCCGCGACCGTGCGCGCCCCGTCGCAGTTCGCCGCGGCGCCGCCCGTCGACCCGGGGGTGGTGGAGGGGTTCATCCAGGAGGGGCGTACGCGCGCGACGCCCGGACGTCCGGGGACGTCTCGGGACGTCCCAACATCGGCTCCGCGCGCGCCGCAAGGGTCGAAGGTGCTCGTGGCGAGGAAGAGCGGCGCGGTGCGACGACGGATGACGGTCTACCTCAGCGAGGACACGGCCGAGGCGCTCACACGCCTCTGCCGGAACGAAGGGCGCGAGCAGTCGAACGTGGTCGAGGCTGCGCTATTGGCTTGGTTCGAGCGGTGAGGCGCCGCAGTCGTGAAGTGGCGGCAGCGGCAGCGCTTCAGGGCGAACGGTCCCAGGAAGGCCGAGCTGCCGTGAAGCTCCGCGACGGAAGGTTGACGACGCTGGCCGACGGACCGTCGTATAGGCGAGACGTGAGCCTTCCGCAGCCCGACGACGTGAGCCCCACACGGAGCGACCTGGACACGCGGCGTACCGCCGACGAGTCCGCCGCGCAGCGGATCGACGGCGCGGTGAGTACCGTAGGTCCGATCGAGTCGCAGTCCATCAGAAACCCGAAGCCGAACGAGTCGGGCGCCGCCGCGATCTATCGCTACTACGCCGGCTTCTCGAGCGGCTTCGTCGGCGACGTCCTGGCGAGCCTTCGACTGAAGGAGGGCGCCACCATTCTCGACCCCTGGAACGGGGGCGGGACCACGACGGATGGTGCAGCGCGGCACGGGTTCGACTCCGTTGGCATCGACATCAACCCCGCCGCCGTGGTCATCGCGCGGGCGCGCCTCGCCACGGCGGCGGATGTCGCGGCCGCGAAGCGGACGATGAGGCGTGCGCTCGAGCTCGTGGGGGCCGACCGACCGCGGGTCCGCGCCGGCGACCTGCTGTGTCGTTGGTTCGGCCCGAAGACCGCGTCGGAGATCCGACGCATCGAGCGAACCCTCGCCGACGTCCAGGGCCGTTCGGCGCTGCCGGCCGAGCGGTGCGCCGACATGCCGGCGGCCAATGCGCTGCTCTATGTCGCGCTCTTCCACGCGTTGCGTGCGCTACTGCGCGAGGCCCGGACGACGAACCCCACCTGGTTCCGGCTCGACCCGCCGACAAGGCGTGTGGGCGCCCGTGCCGGCCACGCACTCGCGCTCTTCGAGGCGTGTGCGACGGACCTGCTCGCGGCGGCTGAGGCCCACGCGACGAGCGACGCGCCCCCGGCGACAGACCTGCGCGTGGCCTCGTCGGTGTCGCTTCCCTTGGAAGATCGCAGTGTCGACGCAATCGTGACGTCCCCGCCCTACTGCACACGGATCGACTACGCGATCGCGACCTTGCCCGAACTCGCGCTGCTGGGGTTCGATGAGAGCGAGGTGCGCCAGCTCCGCGACTCGATGATCGGCACGCCCACGGTCAGTGGGAAGGTTTCCGACCCGCTGCCGGAGTGGGGCGCCACATGCATCGACACGTTGCGCCGGATCGGAGCCCACCCGTCGAAGGACTCGAAGGTCTACTACCACAAGGTGCAGTGGGCCTACTTCGACCGCATGGCCAAGTCTCTGAAGGAACTCGACCGCGTGCTCATCGACGGCGGCGTCGCGGTCCTCGTCGTGCAGGACTCGTACTACAAGGACGTCCACGTCGACCTCCGCGGGATCCTGATCGAGATGGCCGAGCACATGGGCTGGGTCCCCTGGCACGAGCGGCATTTCGACGCCTCCCACGCCATGAGCGACATCCACCCCGGCATCGCACGCTACCGGACGAAGATGCTTCCCCGGGAGACTGTGATATTTCTCCGGAAACACCATGGCAAAGCCCCCCACCACACCCGGCTCGACCCTGATCCCCCTGATCGACGAGCTGTCGAAGACCGTTAAGACGCGCACCCTCGACCTCTCCTTCAACGAGCTCCTCGACATGTACGAGAACAAGGAGCTCGTCATCACGCCCGACTTCCAGCGCCTGTTCCGCTGGCCCGTCGAGAAGCAGTCGCGATTCATCGAGTCGTTGATACTCGAGATGCCGATCCCGCCGATCTATGCCATCGAGCGGAGCACGGGCGTTTTCGAATTGATCGACGGCCTCCAACGCCTCTCCTCCTACTTTCACTTCCGCGGTGCATTGGCCGAAGAGTTCGTAGGGTTGCCCCCTGGTGGGGCCGACGCCGCCAAGGGTGATGCCGAGGCCACCGTGGAGATCGACACTTCTGAGGAGGTCGAGGTCGGCACTCCCGTGCCGACCGTCGGAACAGCTGAGGCTGAGTTCCAGATCCCGCCGGCCGGCTCAGGGCCTCTGCTCACGCTTATTGAATGCGACATCGTTCCCGAACTCAATGGGCACACCTACGAGACGCTACCGAGCCCCGTGAGATTCGCGCTGAAACGCGCGTCGGTTCGGGTCGAATTGATCCGAAAGTCCAGCGACCCGAAACTCCGGTACCACATGTTCAAACGTCTGAACACGGGGGGCGAGACCCTGAGCGAGCAGGAAGTACGCAATTGCACCATCCGACTGCTCAGCGATCAGTTCAACAACTTCCTCATCAGCCTGAGTGAGTACCCGCCTTACCGAAAGAGCATCGCGCACCTATCAAAGGAGAAGATCAGCCGACGTTACGACCAAGAGTGCGTCCTGAGATTTTTCGCGTTCAAGAACTGGGGACGCGTCTTCAAGCACGATCTCAGCGAATTTCTCACCGAGTACATGGAAGGCGTCTCCCGCACCACCGAGGACGCTTTGCATTTCGACCGAGCGGAAGAGCGGAAGGTTTTCGAGAAGACCTTCGACATCCTGACGACCGCCCTCGGAGATGCGCCGTTTGCAGCGGTCGACAAGTCGAACAAGGTCTATACGAATTTCTCCGTATTGGTTTTCGAGGCCTTTACGGTCGGCATTCAGGGGGACCTCGGTCGACTCGATGCTTCAAACGTTGCGCAAATGCAGGCGCTCGGGGAGGCGCTGCGCAACCTGCGGCAGGAGCCAGCGTTCAGGAAGGAGACGGTGGGCGGGGGCCTCAACTATGCTGGTCCTCTGAGGCGTCGGCTTGAACTAGTCGCAAAGCGGGTGGCGACTGTCTCGTGACCGAGGAGGAGTTTCGCGCCCAGGCTGAACTCGACCTGCTCTGGCGAGAGGCGGAGATCCGACTTCTGGGCAACCAGCGCGCGGCCCTTGCGGACCCAACTGATCCTGACGGTCCCGCTCACCCCGATCATCCCGGCCACCCTGCCTACCTCACGGGCCTGAACAGTCTTCGACGCGTGCAGGTTGTGATGCTCTATGCCCATTTCGAAGGCTTCTGCAAGAACACATTCGTGACCTACCTGCAGGCCATCAACGAAAGACGCCACCGCCGCGGTGACGTGAAGCACGTTCTAGCGGCCGCCTCCCTGTCGGCCGAGTTTGAGAATTTGCGTTCCGACGGGAAGATTGACCTCTTCAAGGATCTCTTGCCCGACGACGTCGAACTCCACACCCTTGGACGTCAGACGGCCTTCGTGAGCCAGCTGAAGGGCTTCGACGACGCCGTGTTGAAGGTGCCGCTCGAGACGCTCGACACGAAGTCCAATCTGGAGCCGATCCTGCTCAAGCGGCTGCTGTATCGCTGCGGATGCGACCCGGAAATGCTCTCGGCAGCCAGAGGGGCGCTGGCGCAACTCGTCAAACGACGTCACGCAGTCGCCCACGGCGAGCGGACGACAGAGCTTTCTGACCTCCAGTACGAAGGGATGGAATCGGCCGCCCTGGCAGCGATGCGATCTATCATGCTCGAATTGGCAAAACTGCTCCGTGAGGAAGGCTACCGTCGACGGTAGCCCGTCTCCTCACCTCATCCCCACCGCCACCACCGCGTGCTTGGCTCGAAGCGCGGCGGTTGGTAGTGAGGGGGAATCTCGAGCGTTACCGCCGCCGTGCGGTGAGCATGCCGAGGACTTTCTCGCCCTCGCGGGCGGCCGCGCGGCGCGGCCCGAAGACCTCGGCCTCGCACCGCGCGAGGTACGCGGCGACGAAGGTCCGGCAATTGCCGACGAACCACTCCCGCACCTCATACTTCGCGGCGACCAGCGGCACGGTCGTCGTGGCCTCGTGGCTCTCGTGCGGGGGCACCCGGGTGAAGTAGAGGCCCCACACGCCGCGGTGCGCCTCGATCGAGACCCAACTCTCGCCTGCCCACACCACACGCGCCACGTCAGCGAGGGCCACGGCGAGCTGGAGGCCGATCCCGTCGCGGGGGTTCGGGTCGTGGCGAGCCACCAGGTCGAGCCTGGCGGTGAGCCCGGTCTGACGGCCGAGTTCGGCCACCTCGGCGTCGAGCGCCCGAACGAGCGCGGTCACCTCGTCGCGCGTCGGAACCGCCGGCTCGCCCATTACCTCGCGCACCACGGCGGAGAGTGGGCGGGCCGCCGGCGCGGTGGCGGGCCCGAACAGGGTCGCCTTCGGCGTAGGCAGAGCATCGGGCATCCCGAGCAACTTGACCCGCCGCGCAGGCGGGTCGACCCCCAACACGATCACCCTCTTTGTCGTCATCGCGTTCTCCAGGCCGCGCGCACAGCGCGGCGGACCGCCGAGCGACGTGCTCTGCGGAGGCCTGTCACGGCCCGCGTCGACGCTACCAGGGCCCTTCGAGGATGGATACTGCGTAGGAGCGCGGGCTGCCCCAGGCTCCGGAGGGCAGGTTACGAGCCGGCCTTCTTCCCGAGGACGCTCGACGCGACCTCGCGCACCCCACTGATGGCGAGCCAGAACATCGAGGCGATGGCGACCAGATACACCCGCCACGCGGGCCCCTGCTGGACTTGCGGGCGCGACAGCTTCTCGAGCGCGTCGCCCAGGTCTTCCTGACAAAGCCGCGTAGGCAGGATCAGCTCCATCAGGCTCAAGGCCCCAGCTGCTCGACGCATCGCGCGCTGCATCGCGCGTGAGGGTGGAGCGCTGGGCGCCGAAGGGACGATCTCGTCCGCGTCGGAATCGTGGTCGTACACGATGTCCTCGTGGGGCGAATCGCCATCGGGCACGGCGGATGGGTCCGCACCGTCGCAAATGATATGGGCGGAACCTACCGCCATCAGATCATCGGCCAAGCGATCCATCCTGGCTTTGTACTCGGCCCCGCTCGTGACGGAGAGGAGCATGGCGTCGAAAGTGGGGACAGCTGAGTACTTCGTCTCGATCACCATGACCGTGCCGTCCGGCCTGACCACGCTGACGTCCACCGTGTCAGCGGAGCCTTCGACAGGCACGATCTTCGACACCCAGGGTCCACGCTCCCGACCGCGACCTGCTCGGCTCATGGCTACTTCGCCTCCGCCAGCGCGAAGAGCGCCAGCACCGTCTCGGACTGCTCGCGGGCGGCGCGGAGCCCCTCGGCCGTGATGCGGTAGTAGATGCGCGGACGGCCACCGCGCTCGGGCGTGGTCTCCCCCTCGTAGCTGGCCACCAGGCCCTCGCGCTCCATGTCGCGCAGCGCGGGGTAGACGGAGCCCTGGTTCAGGGAGAGTCGTCCTTTCGTGTGGTCCTTCACGCGGTCGATGAGGGAGAGGCCGTACCCCGGCCCCCGGATGAGGACCTGGAGGAGAGCCGCGCGGGCGGTGACAGGGGCGTCCATGGCCGAACCATAAATCAAACTTTGAGGTTGGCAAGGGGAGGTGGCGACTCGGACGAACCGCGGCGGCTCCTTACCCCTCGTCCCACGCGCCCAGAACCACGCTGGCGCCGCGCACCTCCCCGTGCACCCCCTCGGCGAGCGTGCACCCCGCGACCTCGGCGAGTTCCCCCACGACGGCACGGTCGTGCCGCTCTGCCCCGACCGTGCCGTCGCGAGACTCCCGCTATGCCCCAGAAACGCCCCCGTCGACTAGCCAGCTCGTCTTTAGCGCGAGACCCTCTTGGGGTGTGTGGGCGCATGGTGCTGGACGTCGGCTACAACGACCTCGGCAGAATCCTCGAGGAGGTGCAGGACATCCGCATCCCGCCTCGGTTTGCCTTCGCCTGGTCGCCGCACTTCAACCTCGCGCCGACCGAGCTCGCGCCCGTGCTCCTGCGCGAGGGCGACGAGCACGCACTGCGGCTGCACCGCTGGGGCCTCGTGCCCCGCTCGGCGGCGGACGACCCCGGCGGGTTCGTGCGGCGGTACAAGACCTTCAACGCGCGCGCCGAGGCCCTCACCGCCTCGCGCCTCTGGGGGCCGCTCCTGCAGGCGCAGCGCTGCGTCGTGCCCCTCACCGGCTGGTACGAGTGGCCCGAGCGCCACGGGGTGAAGCAGCCGACCTACTTCTCGGCGCGCGACCGGCGCCAGCTCTTCGCCGCAGGCCTCTGGGAGGCGGCGCCCACGGCCTCGGGCGAGCTGCGCACGCACGCGATCGTCACCTGCGAGGCGGGGCTGTTCACGGGCCGCATCCACGGTCGCGAGCCGGTGACGCTCGACCGTGCGGGGGTCCGCCGCTGGCTCGACCCGGAGAGCTCCCTCGACGAGGTGCTCGGGCTACTCGCGGCCGCCCCCGAGGGGCGCCTGGATGCGTACCCCGTGGGGCCGGTCGTCGGAGACGGGCCGGAGCTCATCCGGCCGGTGGCGTTGACCAGGATGCTCTTCGACTGAGGGAGCCGGAGCCCGTCGCGATCGCTTTGTGCCAGCACGCCGCGGTGCGAGGATCGGGCGCGATGAACCGGGCGAGAGGACGCAAGCTCTTCGAGGCGATGGCCCGCGCGGTCGCTCGGCGCGCGCTCACGATCGAGGAGCTCGCGCTCGAGGTCGGCTGCACGCCGACCGAGGCGATCGCGGTGCTGTTGAAGTTCGACCGTGACAACGCGGTCACCGTCACCGTCGCCGCCTGGAGCGCCGTGGCAGCGGGCGAGAGCGGGGCGCGTTCGAGCAGGCCCTCGGGGACCGATCCCGCGCCGTAGGGGCAGCGCCTCCCGCGCTCGCGCCCAACGCCCGACGCTCAGCCCGAGAGCATCGTGCGGAGGTTCTGGATGGCCTGGGTGTGGAGCTGGGAGACGCGCGACTCGGAGACGCCCAAGCGGTCGCCAATCTCGCGGAACATCTTGCCCTCCTCGTAGTGCAGCCGCAGCAGCTCGCGCTCGCGCGGCGGGAGGCGCGCGGTCGCCGTGGCGACGCGCCTGCGCTCCTGCTTCTCGGCCACCGCGTCCTCGGGCATGACCGTCTCGGTGGAAGCGCACGCATCGCAGTCGGTGCCCTGGACCGTCGCCGCGGCATGGATCTCGGAGACGCGCGCTCGGAACTCCTCGAGGCTCAGCCCCAGGGCCTTCGCGATCGACGCGTCACGCGCGCAGTCGGAGTCGTTGGCGGCCCGCGTGACGCGGCGGAGCTGCTGGGTGAAGCGGCGCTGCGTGCGAGTGAGCGGGTCGGCCCGGCGGAGCTCGTCGAGCAGGGCGCCCCGGATGCGGTGATCGAGGAAGGCGTCGAGGGACCCAGCGCGCTCGGGGTCGAAGTGGAGGAAGGCCTCGACCGCGCCGAGCAGGCCCGCGCTGACGAGGTCGTTGAGGGCGATGTGCGGGGGTAGCCGACGGGCAAGCCGCCGGGCGTGCACGAGCACTCGCGCGAGGTAGTGGCGCGCCAGCTCGTCGGTCATGCGGGCGCCAGCGTGGGGAGCCGGAGAGGTCGGGGAGGTCGCCTGGGTGAGCATGAGATCCATCCATTCCGTGAGGCGCGACGAAGGTCTGTCGGCTGGCGCCGAGGCTCCGCAGCACCCTCTGCTGCTGGCAGCTCGTCCGTACCTATGGAAGTTCAATGCCAGGATTCGCCCTGAATCCATGGTCAGTAATCCGATATCGCCATTACGGACTTGTCATAAATCCGACTGCCGCCAAGGCGTCACTTTCATGATTCCGGCTGTGCGAAATGTGCACAGAACTGTAATCATAACGGACAGTGGCGATGGTCCGTTTGTGTGGAAACACGGCAATCGCTCGCGCCATGAAGTCACCGCGGCGCGCCTGCTCGCGGCGCGCCTGGTTCCCTGGTGTCGGGATCCTGACGAGTCTCGCGCCAGCACGCGGGCGGGCTCTCCGGCCGGGCGCTCGGGGTCCGTGCGCAGAAATTGCGAGCAGCTCGTCCGTAGCCGCAGCACGTGCGCATCGAGGGGCCCGCCGGTGCGGCCCGCGCTCCCCATCATGGAGCAATTGCCCCCAGACCCCCTGGTCGCACGGCACTGTGCCAAGGCATCCTCGGGCCGTGGGGAGACGGCCGCGGGGGCTGCCCCAACGTGCTCAGGGAGACGGGTATGGGCTGGAGCTGGACCGAAGTGCCGTTGTTCGTACGCGGGCTCGAGGAGCCGATCGCCGCCGGGGCCGACGTGCCCGGGCGGGTCGTCGTGATGGAGTGCCTGCGTCGCGACGGACGGTTGCCGGACTACCTGCGCTGCGCGGGGGCGGAGGGTCCGGGGACACCGGGCCCCGGCCCCGATGCGCTGGACTGGAGCGGCCTCGATGAGGCGATCGCGCGACTCGACGCGCGGGACGTGGTCGCGCCCGCGGCTGCGCGAGCGCCGAGCGGGCACTCGTAGCCCCGTTCACCCGGCGCGGGCGCACATCACGCCCGTCGCGAGCCAGCGCCCCACTCCTTCGCGGCAGCTCGGCTCCCGCCGCTCGCGCGCCGCCCGGAGCTCGAGCGCGAAGCCGTCCGCCGCCCGGAGCCGCTCGGCCCGCTCGCCCCAAGCCTCGTCCGGGTCGTACCCCACGGCCGCCCGCGCCCGCTCCTGGTCCAGCCGCTCGAGCGCGAGGCAGCGCACCGGGCAGTCGAGGGTGCCCCACTGGAGGGGCGCGCACGTCGAGACGTCGATCCCCCGGCAGCGGCGCCGGCGCGGACATCGGCAGCGGCTCCGACGTGGGGCCATGCGCGGACAACGACGGCTCGGGGGCGAGCGCTTCCCGTGCAGCCATAGAGCCGCGGCTTCCTAAGCCGATAATGGATGGGCCCACGCGGAGCCCTGGAGGCCTCGATGCGCAACCTGTGCTCGAGCGCGCGCCGACAACCCGCGCATGAACCCTCCCGAACCCCTCCCCGGCGGCGCCATCTGGTGGCAGCTCGCGGGCCTCGACGGCATCACCCGCTACGTCCTCGAGTTGCCGCCCCACGGCCCCGGTGGCGCCGCCCTCGAGTTGCACCTCACGGGCCTCGGGGCGCGCTCCTGGTGGACGTGGATGACGGAGCGGGGCGCCGTGCTGGCCATCGTCGCGGCTGCGAGCGCGTAGGGTGCGGCGCCGGGGTGGACCGGGACCGACCGTCCGACCACTCCGCCGACCGGACCCCGTCCCGGCGCCGCAGTCGACCGATACCACGGGGCGGCGCCGAGGGGGCGTCGCGAGCATACCGGGTCGCGTAAGCCTGCGGCGCGCCCGCCCTCAGCCCCAGGGGCCGCCCGCGGCGACGATCGCCCGAGCGAGCGGCACCCACGCATCGTCCCAGCTCTCGCCCTTGGGGTAGCCCCGACGGATGATGTCGTCGCGCCGCTCGCGGTACGCCGCGGCGAGGCGCCGCACCTCGGCGCGCGCCGCGCTCTCCCCCGGCGCGGGTCGCTCCGTGTGGCAGAGCGGGCAGCGCAGCCGCCCGCAGGAGCACCCCAGGGCGCTCACGCGACCTCCCGGCCGCGGAGGGTGCGGGCGATCACCACCGCGGCCTCGCGCGCCGCCCAGAGCCGCTCGGCGCGGTGGCCGTGGTGCGTCACCGCGTCGTCGTTACCCGCGTCGTGCGCGCCCCACGTGGCGACCTCGGCGGCCACGGCGCGCGCCCGGAGGGCGTTGGCGCGGGCGTCGACCTCCGAGGCCCGGAGCTCGTTGGCGGCATCGCGACGGTCGGCGAGCCAGGCGGTGAAGCCTTCGTCGGCCGCGAGCTCAGCCTCGCGGGCGGCCGTCTCTCGGCGGGCGAAGCTGAGGTGGCCGATCGTCGCGGCGACGGCGAGGTCGGCCGTCGACACCTCGTCGAGGAGCGCGAGAAGGCGGTCCGAGCCGCAGTCGTCGCAGCGCCCGCGGCCGTCGACGCCGTCCACCGGCTCGCCGCAGTGGGTGCAGGCGACCAGAAGCGGGTCGACGGGGAGGCAGGCTTCGAGGCTGCGGAAGGCGCGGGCGGTGGCGGCGTAGGTGGTCATGGGGCGAGTCGCTTTCTGCCGGGGGCGGGTCCAGCGCCTCCGACCCATGATGTTTAGCGCGCTAAACAGCAACGGTCAAGGCCACAGTGCGGACATAGTTTAGTGCGCTTGACGATTCCTCCCGCCGTCTGCACCCTCGCACTCCATGAGCCCACGGAAGAAACCGCCCGCGTCCGCCCCCGCCCTCGACACGTTCGCCGCGCGCCTGCTGCACGCCCGGACGCTGCGGGGGCTCGGAACGCGCGAACTGTCAGGTGTTGCAGGCCTTTCGCCCGCGGCCGTGCACTACATCGAGCACCACCCCGGGAGCGACGTGAAGCTCTCGAGCGTGCTCGCGCTCGCCCGGGAGCTGGGCGTGCATCCCTCGTGGCTCGCCTGGGGTCTCGACCCGATGGAGCCGTACCCCGACGCGCTCATGTCCGCTCGCGAATCATCGCGCTAAGTCTGTTTAGCGCACTTGACAGATAGGCTTCGCGCCTTATCTTTCAGGCATGATCGACACCGACTTTGTGTTCATCGGCTTCGACGACGACCACCACAACCGACTCTGCTCTACCTGCAACGGCTCCGGCGAGGGGCTCTACGAGGGCTCGCGGTGCCGCGACTGCCTCGGCTCCGGCGAGGCGCGCACGGCCGCCGAACGGGCGGAGGCCGAGGACTGCGACGAGGACCCCGACGACTTCGACGACGAGCCCGGCGACATCGACTCCGACGAGTGTTTCAACCCGTACACGGGCGGCTACGACGACGACTGCTGAGCGAGAGGAGAACCACCATGAAGACTGCCAACGACAACGCCACCGTCCTGCACCTCGACGCCGTGCTCGCGGCCTTCCTCCCGATCCTCGCGCTCGATGCGCGGTGGATGCTCGAAGGATGGGCGGGGCACCTGCGGGCGACCTCGCACCCGGTCCACGCGGCTAATAGCTGGGCCAAGCACCGCGCGGACTTCGCCGAGTGGGAGGGCTACGCGGAGGCCCTCACCGTCGCGCACCTCGTCGACGACGGCCTCCGCGTCGAGGCAGCGCGCGAGCTCATCCGGGCGCGCGTCGCGGCCCGCGCCCGGAAGGCGGCGGCGTGATGGACCCGTGGGAGGTGCTGCGCGCCCTGCGCGCGCGGCCCCTCGTCGCGGCGACGGTGCGAGACGAGGACATCAACGGGGGCGACGCGGTGGACGAACTCGTCGCGATCCGAGAGCAGCTCGACGCAGCGCTCGCACACGCCCCGCGCGGGGCCGAGGGAGGGGAGCATGGGTGACGGGATCTGGGAGGGGACGGAGCTGCTCTCCGGCTACAGCCGCGGGCCGGCCGTGACAACGGCGGCGACGCGCGACGCCTTCCCGCGCAACGTGCGGCGGCACGCGACGGCACGAGAAGCATTCACTGGGCTCGCCGGAGAACTGGTCAGGAAACCAACGGCGGTCAGGAAACCAACGGCGGTCAGGAAACCGACGGGCGGTCCGTGGGCGGCATGCCGTGAACGCTGCGCCGTAAACGCAGCCCCGTGACGCCGCTCGGGCCCGACGGCTGGACCATTGCAGATCGCCGGGCTCGCACCAGAGGGGGCGGCGTTGGGCCACTCCCCGGTGCATGCCGAAGGAGCGATCAACCATGACCGAAGCCACCGTGCCCGTACCGCCCGCCGCGTCCGACCTTTCCGTCCTCGCGCCGCCCGGCCCCAGCGTGGACACCGGCCGCCGATGGTTCGGCGGCGTGCTCGCACTGCTGGGGGGAGGCGCGGCGCTCGCCGCCTGTCAGCCGGACGCGGAAGGCGCCGGGCCGAACGAGCTGCACTCGCTGGTGCAGGGCGTGAACGCAGCGAGCCTCGAGTGGTTCGACTCCGTCACCGCCCTCCGAGCCTTCGACAACGCCGGTTCGGCGTTCAGCTTCGCCCTCCTCCTCGGGCACGGCAGCCGCGGCGACGGCGGCGGCGGCCTCTTCTGGTGGACGGCGGGGGCGTTGCCGACGGGGCTCGCCAACGACGACGGCATCATCCTGACGTCCACGGCCGCCACGACGGGATACTGGATGAGGTTGTTCTCCGGGCCCATCGACGTCCGATGGTTCGGCGCGAAGGGCAACAACACGACGGACGACACCACCGCCGTCCAGAAGGCCATCGACTCGGCGGGCCTGGGCCAGTACAGCACCGCGGCGGCGTCGCTCGGGGACAAGGGGTGGACCCGCGTGTATTTCCCGCGCGGCACGTACGTCATCTCCGACACCCTCACCATCGCGTACGACCGCACCCACCTGGAGGGGGACGGGCCGTTCGCCACGACGATCCGCTTCGCGCCGACTTCAGGCCCGAAGTCGGCGCTGAAGTTCACAAAGGGCGCGAACGTGCTCTACTACTGCTCGCTCAAGAGCCTGACGATCAGCTCCCTGGACACCTCCCAGGCCAAGACGGCCATCGAGCTCATGGACGTGAGCAGCTTCGTCCTGGAGAACGTCGTGGTGAAGGCGTGGCACTCCACCGCCAACGTCTCCACGGGCCTCGTGACCCGGGGGCGGGAGCTCACGAGCATCCGGGACGTGTCCATCTACGCGGACCTACCGATCTCGATCCAGGCGAACAGCAATTCCGCCAGCGCGAGCGAGGACATGGACAGCTTCCGCCTGCAGAACCTGACGCTCGGGTGCGAGGGGACCGACGCGAACGCGGCGGCGATCCTCGTCGCCTCGGGTGTCACCCTGGGGAATTTCTGGCTCGACAACGTGAACATCGCCGGCGGCCGCTATGGGATCTACTGGCACGACACGACCGGCACGACCCCGGCGAGCAACAACGTCACGATCCGGAACGTCAAGACAGAGGGCCACATTGAGCCGGCGGGCACGACGGGCGGGCACGCGATCCACATCGTGACGACGGTGCTGTACGCCCTCACGATCGACAACGTGCACTGCGGCTACGCCGCGACCGGCGCCGCCCACCACAAGAACCGCGGGATCTACCTGCGAAACGTCGTCAACGCGACCCTCGACAACTGCCGCTTCCTCAGCGCGGACACCAACGCGGCTGCCGACGACCCCGTGATCGACGTCTACGAGACCTGCAACTCAGTCATCTGGCGAAACTGCGTCTTCTCCCAGTGGGCCACGATCTCCACTGGGGCGATGTCACGCATGCGGTCGGAGCAGAACTTCGCGACTCCCATGCCGCCGCACTCGGCGTACTACACGGTGTCCCCCTCCAGCGCGATGGACCTGATGTGGCGGGAGCGGGACACCTACGTGAACCGCTTCAGCGGGACCCTCGCAGCGGGCGCGACGGTGGACCTGTGGGGGCCCGCCATCTTCAACGGCCGGATCGGCACCGTGACGGTCCAGGCCTACGACACGACCTCGGCCACACAGAGCGCCGGCACTGCGGCCTTCATGCACACCTCCGGGGGCACGCTCGCCATGGAGAAGACCTCCGGCACGGCGAACTTCGACGTGACGGGCACCCCCTCGATCCTGGTGTCGTGGGGTTGGAATAGCCCCATGTGGTTCGTCCGCATCAAGAACAACTTCGCCAACGCGGCGGACTACGTGATCAAGCTCGAGTTCCGCGACTGAGGACACGACCGGTCGGCCAGTGCGCTCCACGCGACGCGGTTCGCGATCCGCGTCGCGTGGAGCGGCGGGGGGCGTCACGCCGTCACCTTCCGGGCCCGGGGGCGACGACGCGCGACAGCTCGACGGGAGGGAGCCGGGTAGCTCCGGGAGAGTTCCCTCCCCTCTGAGCGACGGGTCACCCAAGAAGAATGCCGGGGCGGACCACTGCGCGACCTCCGGGGGGGGAGGACAGGCTGCGCGGGTCTGCCCCGGCGAGGCGGTGGGTATCACGGGGAAGGGACGCCACCGAAGGAATCGGCAGCGGGGGCAGCGGGAGCCCGCAGGACGCGGGGGCTGCGGGGGGGGGCGGGAGCCGGGAGCGTGGCGGCTACGGCCACCAGCCGCGCAGGAGCCAGCGGCCGAGGGCCTGCGCGGCGAGCGTGAGGGCCACGCCGAGGGCGATCCACCCGAGGGCCGTCACGACGCGATCTCCCAGGGCGCGGGCTCCGGCACCCCGGTGAGACGCCCCGGCGGCCGCACGCCGTCGAGGTCCATCACCCACCAGGCGCCGGGCTCGCCCTCGATGGGCGCGAGGCGCACGTCGAGCTCGGCCACGAACACCACCGCGGGACCCGAGCGCCCGCTGCCCGGACGAGCGCAGGGGCAGGGCCGGAGGATCACCAGGCCGCCCTCGAGGGTGACCTGGCACTCGCCCTCCCCCGCGGGCGCTGGGGTGTAGCGCAGGGCGTCAGGGTCGCCGCTGCAGCGCGTACAGGTGCACGGCGCCGGGTCCGCGCAGTCGCGGCTCACCGGCGGCTCCAGGGAACGCCCGCCGCGGGCACGGCGACCCCGAGCGCGGCGCACGTGCGTGGGCCCACGACGCCGTCCGCCGCGAGCCCGGCCTGCGACTGGAACCGGGCGACGGCGCCCGGGCCAGCGAACCCCCTCGCCCTCAGCGCCTCCACGGCGCGTAGCGCGACGACGCACGCGGCGTCCGCCTCGCCCCAGTCCCAGAGCGCGACGGCCCCCGAGTCGAGCTCGGCGAGGAGCAGCTCCACGTGGTCGCGCACGGAGCGGCGGTACATCTGCAGCGCCGGGCGGATGTCCCAGGCGCCCATCGAGGCGTACTGCGACGGGTCGCGCGACCAGGCGAGCAGGCGCGCCGAGTGGCCATCCTCGGGCCCGACGTTGGCGCCGTAGGCCTGCACGAAGCGCCGGTGGACGATGCGCCCGAACTCCCTCGTCGGCGCCGAGGGGTGCGTCGCCGCGCGAGCGACCTTCGCGCCCGAGCGGCGCAGGTAGAAGAGCGGCGCCCACCAGGGGCAGTCGACGATGCGCTCAGCCGCGTCGGGGTGGTCGGCGAGCACCGCGGTGGCGGTCCGGTCGGCGAGGGCGCGCTGGCCGTCCCACCAGCCCTCCCAGTCCAGCATCACGCCCGCGGCGCCCGGCACCGTGAGCGCATCGTGGATGGAGGCGGGGTTGTTCTTCCCGAGGCCGACGATCACCTCGAGGCCCGCGTCGACGAACGCCCGGCCGTGGCGGCGGCACCAGGCGGGCGCATCGTCCGACTGCTGCGGGATCACCCCGCGCACGCCGAGCGCGCGCAGGTCCGCGGCCACGCGCGCCGGATCCTTCGGGAGCGGCCAGAGCCAGACGTAGAGCCCCCGGGCCATGAGACCGACGGCCGCAGGCGGCGGGTTGCAGTCGTTGCTCATCACGAGGCCTTTCGCGGGAGGGTGTAGGCGCGCTCGATCCCGAGCTCGGCGAGCTCGCGCGCGGGGAGCGTCGCGATGGGGCGGAGGAAGTCCTCGAGGGCCTCGATCTTGTCGGCCGGGGTCACGCGCACGGGTGGGGGCGGCGCCCGGCGCACGGCGCGTAGGGCGTGCACCTCGCCGCACCAGGGGAGCTCGGTCCAGCGCCACGGCAGGAGAGCGCACCCCCCGCGGCCCCACGCGGGGCCCCAGGAGTTGCGCACCACCCAGCACCGGCGCGGGAGCGAGTACCCGACGAGCGCCACGGCATGGCCCCCGACGACGCGACCGCTCGGCTCAGGGAGCGACTCGGCGCCGAAGGCCTCGGACCACTGCGCGGTGACGTGGATTCCGGCGAGCACCACGTGCCCCGCATCGATCTCCGTCGCGATCGTCGACGGGTCGAAGTCGAGCGGCTCGCTGTTCACGAGGCGCGGCGCGTCGGGCGCGAGCTGCGGCGCGGGGCGCGCCCAGACGGTGCCCCAGGTGCCGGGCGGCGGGAGCGCCTCGGGCTCCCACCCGGTGCCGAGGATGCGGACGCCGTCGGCGAGGATCGCGCCCGAGTCCTCCCCCGGCGTCCCGATCAGGTCGCGCTCGCGGCGGTAGAGGGCGGCGCGGTCGAGCGTCTCGGGCACGTAGCCCCCGCGGGCAAGGAGGACCTCCACGGCCCCGGCGAGGGCGTGCGCGGTGCAGCTCCCCACCTGGCCCTGGTCGTAGACGGGCGGGAGGCCTTCGAGCAGCACCTCGGGCCGCAGCCCGGCGAAGGTGCCCCTCCCGCCGAGGCGGGTGCCGGTGTGGGGCGCGCGGCCGCGGGACTCGGGCGGCACCCAGCCCCGTGCGTTGTGGGCGTTCATCGACCGGGCTCCGACGGCGCGGGCGAGGCCGGACGCGCAGCCTCCGCCTCGAGGCCCGCCGCGAGAGCGCGGACCGCGTCGGCCGAGAGGTGGATCCGCCCCTCGCCGAGGCAGAGGTGCACGCCCCCGGCGCCGTCGCTGCCGTAGCTGAGGACGTCGTGGTCGACGTCGACCGAGGCGCGAGCCTCCTGGAGGGTCGGCGCCTTCATCGCGCGCCCCCGTCGAGGGCCGGGGTGATCCGGTCGAGGTCCCGGCGCAGGATCACGCCCCGCAGGCGCGCGCGCTGCTCGACGTCGCGCTGGTGGGTGTTGGCGGAGGCGCCGGCGCTCGACCAGCCGGCGTCGCGCTGGCAGGCGGGGATGAGCCCGTCGACCACGGACGCCACCAGGTCGACCACGCGGCCGAGCGGCACCCCGATCGCGAAGCCGTTGTCGGCGAGGACGTCCACCAGCTCGCGCAGCGCCACTGCCGACGCGCCCGCCGCCGCGTAGGCAGCGCAGGCGTCGCCCCCGCGAGCCTCGTAGGCCGTGACGGCGCGGTCCAGGCCTCCGAGCGCATCGTCGGCCGCATCGAAGGCCCGCGCCGCACGGGTGGCCCCCGGGTCCACGGCGACCGCAGCGACGATGGGCCGGGCCACGGCGATCAGGCCGTGCCCCACGGTCGCGGCGAGGTGCGCGGTGCGGGTCCAGCCCGAGGGGGTGACGGCCGGGACGCCCCCGTCGGAGGGGGGGATGGGCTGCGGGGGCAGGCACGCGGGGGTGGTGGCGATCAGGCAGGCGAGGAAGAGGACGAAGGCGCGCAAGTGCTTCACGGGTGAACCTCGATGGGTTGGGGTGGGGAGCGAGGACGGAAGGCGTCGCCGGGCGCGCGGGCGGCCCGGGCGGGGGGCTCAGCGGGTGGGGGAAGACGGATCGCGCGGGGGCTCGCCGGCAGAGCTCCCGTGGGGCGCCGAGGCGACGGGGAAGCCCATCGGGCGCGTGGCGCCGCGCAGGGGTCCGCCGAGGGAGGCCGGGGTGGCGGCGAGGTCGTGCAGGCCCTCGACGCGCGCGAGCTCGCTCGGCTCGAGGATGCGCGCCGCGCCCGCGCCCTGGAGCGCGCGCAGCTTCCCGACCTGGGCTTCGACCGCGGCCTCGATGAGCGCTTCGACTGCCTGGGGCGTCAGGCGCTGCAGCGCGCGGATGTCCGCCACGAGCTTCCCGCCGACGCGCGCGAGGTCGTAGACGGCGCGCTGGAAGATCCGCGCGGCCGCGGCGGCGTCCCACCGGCCGGGCTTCGTCGGGTCCTTCAGGTCGGCGACCTCGGTGGCCGCGGCGGCGACGATGGTGGCGGCGAGGCCTTCGATCGCTTCGAAGGCGATCTTCGCGGCGAGCGAGTCCTGGGCGACGCGCTTCGCTCGCAGCCACGCGAGGCCGTAGAGCGAGGCCGGGACCGCGGCGAAGAGGATCAGGAGCGCGAGGGCGGCGTAGAGGTACGGGAGGAGCTGGGACACGGGGCGGCCTTTCCGCGCCGAGGGGCGGCGCGTAGCGGGTGGGTGGACGGCGATGGGCGTGTTGCAGAAGGCGGCAGACCCCGGCAGCCGAGGGGCCGCAGGGTCAGGCGGCGGGCGGGACGTCCGAGGACGTCCGGTGCGACGAGCGCGGCGGGGCTGCGGGCGCCCCCGCTCCAGGGGACGCCATCGGCGCGCTAGGGAAGGACGTGGGCCGAAAAGCTACGGCCCGCGCCCCTCACGGGGAGGGAGCGGGCCGTCACGGGTGCGCATGGACGCGAGGCGCGGAAACGTTCAGCGCGGCGGAGGCAGGGCCGTTGCCGCAGGCGACTCGGCGGGCAGAGCGCCGGTACTGGACGCCCGCCGGGCCAGCCCCGTAGCCGCGAGCAAGGACACCAGGTCCAGGCCGCCGATGACGCCGGCGGTGACCGGGTGCCCAACATACGCCGTGACGCCCGCGACGAGGAGCCCGACGATCGCAATCACGAACCCCAACCAGAGACCGACCTTGCTGCGATAGGCGTTGACCGCCGAGGCCGCGCTGACCTCCGCCCACTGGGCCCGGTCCGCATCATGGCGGTGGCTCTGCTCCTTATCAGCCGCCGCCAGGAGCCACGGAACGAGCTGCGGATCCACTTCCTGGTACGCCTGCAGTTCGGCCGCCGGAGGGAGCGGGCCATCGTTCCAGGGGATGTCGGCCGCGAGCTGGGTGCCGTCGGGGTGCGCGCTGGCCAGACGCGCACGGCGGTTGTCCGGCGAAGACGGAGAGGCGGGCTGAAGGGACGTCCGCCCTTCCTCGATCGGCGAGGGTCGGTCCGTCTGCTTCTTCGTCACGGCGTCAGGCCGCGCGCCTTGCGGTTCTGCTCATAGGCCACGAAGGCCTCGCCCAGATCATGGGCGACGTGGTGGACGTCCGCCCGCAGCGCCTCCCGGTCGTGCCCCGGCGACCGGTAGTAGATCACCGAGGCGGAGCTCTTCGCGTGCAGGCAAAGCCCGGCCATGCCCTCGCCGAGGGCTGCCACACCTGCGAGAAACGCAGAGGCATCCACCGTGGGTCCACCGGGCTGGGGAGTGATCAAACGACGACGCATCGGGGCGGAAGATACGGAGGTGGGGGGGACGAGGCAAGGCCTTGACGTAAGCCCCTGCTTACGAACACGCGTAAGATTGACCGCGGCCTGCGGCGCTCCCGGGATGTCCCGTCTCGCGGGGCCGCGCCATGGGATCAGGCGGCGGGCGGGACGTCCTGGGACGTCTCGGGACGCCCCGGGGCGTCCGTCGACGAGGGCGCGAGGGCGACGCCGAGGCGGCGGCGGGCGCGCTGCTCGAGCGCGTCACCCCCGACGCGGATCGCACGCTGGGCGAGCTGGTAGAGCAGCGAGCCGAGGAGGCTCATCCCGAGGCCGACGAGGGCGGAGATGAGCCGCTCGCCAAGAACGGCGCCAGCGCCAGCGGACAGGAACGCGAGCGCGCCCATGAGGGCGTTGGGGTGGTGGTCGTGCACGGGCAGGGTCCGTCTGCGGCCGTGAGCCGCGGTGGGTGGGGCGGAGGGGCGGGAGCGTCAGAGCGAGGGCGTCGGCACCGAGAGGACGGTGAGGTCGTCGAGGTCGACGGTGGAGTCCGCGCCGGTGGACACCACGACGAGCCCGAGCGTGACGTGGGACCAGAAAGCCGAGAGCGCGAGCGCGCTGCCGACTTGGGTCCACGCGGTCGGCATGGCCCCGCCGACGCCCACGCCGTAGTAGGCGAGGATGAAGCCGGGTACGGCGCGGATCCTCACCCACTCCTGCCCCGTGAAGCTCGCGAAGGCGCCGCCCGCCGTGGCCAGGATCGCGTTCGTGTCCTGGCGGTAGATCGACACGTCCCGGGTCTGCTGCACGAGCACGCAGACGCGCGTGCCGGCCGTGGCCGCGTCGCTGAGTTCCAGCGTGACCTGCGTGCCAACGACGGAGGGCCCCGCCGCGAGGCGCACCGCCACGTCGACGTAGGAGGGCGACGGGAGCGCGCGACGGATCGACGGGCCCTGGTAGGCGACCGCAGCCGTGCGGTACGCGGTCCCGGCCGGGTTGGAGAGGCGCGCGACGCCCGCGGTGACGGCGGCCGTGCCGCCCACGCCGCCGTCGGCGGTGAAGCCGGTGGCCGCGCTGAAGTCGTAGGCCGTGGTCGCTGCTCCCGACGCCGCGATGGCCGTGTCGACGTAGAGCTTCGTCGTGGCGTGGTCGTCCGCGGCGGGCTCGCCGAGTCCCGAGATGACCTCGCCATCCATGTTGAGCCCGTGCACGGGCTTGTTGAGCTCGGTGACCGCGAGCGCACCGATGTTGTCCGCCGTGATCGGATCGCTACCCCCCGTCGCGTGCGAAGCGGCGTGCGCCGCGGGCGCACTCGGGGCGGGCACGCCGGGCACGAACTCCGTGCCGTTGTGCACGAGCGTCTGCCCGATCGTGGCGCCGAGGATGCGCAGGGCCTCGATCAGGAGGGCGCGGCCGCCGCCCGGGCGTGCGATCTCTTTCATGGTGTGGGTGTCCTGGCGGGTGAGAGGGGACGAGTGTCCGGGGGGCGGACAGCAGGCGCGTGTCGAGCACCAGCAACGTGTTGCCGATCAGGGAGCCCGCGCCGGGACCAGGGGGTTGCAGGGCCCGCGCGGCCGGGAGCACCCTCCCTGACGATGCGCTCCCTCATCCTGCTCCTCGCCCTCGCCCTCGCGGCCTGCTCGGCCGAGCTGCCTCTCTTCCCCGACGCCGGCCCCTGCGGCGGCGCGTGCGGACCGGGGACAGCGTGCGAGGGCGGGCAGTGCGTGGCGGCAGACGGCGGCGAGCTCGCCGACGCGGCGGGAGCGGACGACGCGTCGACGGAGGTGGGCGCGGACGCCCCCGCGGGCGACGGACCCTGCCTGCGGCCCGTGTGGCCCGACCAGGACGGCGACGGCTACGGGACCGGCGCGTCGCGCATGGCGGCCTGCGACGCGGTGACGCCCGGGTTCGCGCCGATGAACGGCGACTGCGACGATCGGAACCCCGCCGCGCACCCGAGCGCGATGGAGGTCTGCGATGGCGTCGACGAGGACTGCGACGGCCACGCGGACGACGACCCGGCGCAGGTGTTCGGGCCGGGCGGCGGGCCCTCCATCCACCCCCTCACCCGCTGGTGCGAGGCGCAGCTCGCGCGATTCCCGGAGCTCGCGGCGCGCGTCGCGACGTTCGGTGGGCTGCGACGGTGCCTGTCGTCGCAGCTCGCGCCGAACGCGTCGGCGTATCTCTCGCGCGAGGCGCGCTGCTTCGCGGGCGCCAGCCCCACGAGCAACGCCTGCTGGCGCGCCAGCGGCGAGATCCCCTGCCGTTAGAGGAAGCGGTCCATCGTCTCGACGACGAGGAGCCAGTTGTCCCCCAGGGTGCCGTCGTCCGGCGGGGAGCCCGCGGGCTTGGAGAGCTGGAGGAGCCCGATCCCGAGCCCGATCCCGATCCCGAGCACGAAGCCGCGGGCGCTCGTCCAGATCGTCCCGGCGGTGGTGCCGGTGAAGAGCCAGCCCGAGGTCTCGCTCAGGCTCGCGCCAGGCGCGGTGACCTGGTGGGCCGACGGGTAGGCGCCCGCGTGGGAGGCGGCGCGCACGAGCGAGAAGCGCACGAGCCGGTTGCGCCAGTCGAGCCGGGAGGCGCGGTCGCCGAAGTTCCACGTGGTCGCGCTCTCGCCGAGGTGCTTGAACACGAGCGCGAAGCGGTGCTCGGCCCCGAAGCGGCTCCAGTCCGGCGGCGTGCTGACGGGCTCGAGCACGCCCGCGACGCCCGCGCCGAACTCGTCGCCCACGACCGCGCGCAGGGCCGTCGTAGGCACGAAGGCCCGCTGCCACACCTGCCGGATCATGTCCTGCGTGATGGCGGTGCCCTCGGTGTACAGGGCCGGGAGCGTGATCTGCGCGAGCGGGAAGTGGTAGGCCCCAACCCCCTCGGCGGGCGCTGAGGTCGTGCCCTCGGCGATCAGGAAGGCGACCGTGGGCTTGTTCTCGACGGCGAGCGCGGTGCTCGCGACGTGCCCGTCGAGGTCCTTCACGCGCCGGGTCTCGGAGAGCGTCGTCGCGCGCGTGAGAACCGCGTAGAGCAGGTCCGTGCGGGGCGAGCCCGTGGGATTGGCCGAGAGGGCCGCGGTCGACTGGAAGCCGTCGCGCAGGCGGCCCGCGAGGACCACCTGCAGCACGTCGCTCCCCGAGGGGATCTCCTCGGCCGCCTCGTAGAGCGCGGGCTGCACGTAGAGGAGTCCCGCTCCGACGCCGGAGACGTGATTCTGCACGGCGCCGCCCTCGTCCTCCGGCACGAGCGGCAGGACACGCCGGTGGCTGCCCACGAACGTCGTCACGGGCAGCAGGGCCTCATACACGAGGTCGTCGGCCGCGGCGGCCGCGTTGGCCCCGCGCTGAAGGTCCGGGGTCGTGACGGCCTGGCCGTCGGTCCACTTGGCGAGAGTTCCACTCATGGTTGCCTCACACCGCCGCGAAGAGCAGCGGGTCGTTGAACATCAGCCAGGCCACGCCGCCGCCTCGGCGGGGCTCGACCTCGGCGATCACGCGGTCGAAGAGGCTGCTCGCGCTGGCAAGCGCGAAGGCCCATGCCCCGCCCGCCGCGGCCGCGAAGCTGTCGCTCGCCGCATCGCCCGGGAGGCGCTCCGCGAACGCGATCGGCTCCCCCTCGGCGGCCTCGGTCGGGAGCACGACCCAGAAGAGGGCGCGCGCCACGGGCGTCGCCCAGGCGCCCCAGCGCTCGCCCGGCCGACTCGGATCCTCGGACCAGAGCCGCGCGGTCGCGGGCTGCGCGAAGCAGCTCCAGGCGCTCACGACGGGCGCGGCGAAGACGGCATCGACGGCGGGCTCTATCGCGACCGGCGGGACCGAGGTGGCCTCCGCCGCGATGCGCTCCACGGCGCTGCGGATGGCGCTGGGTGTGACCACGTCGGGCCGTGCGAGGAGGCGCGCCCGGTAGGGCCCGTCCCCCTCTCCGGCCACGCGCGGGCGGTGCAGGAGCTCGCCCCAGGCGTCGAGCCAGAGGTCCGGGGCGTTGCGGGGCGAGGCGATCGCGGCGAGCGCCTGGCCCGAGCGCGCCCAGGTGAGGTTCATCTGGGACGAGAGCCCATCGAGCACGGCGGCGCGCACGGGGCTCTCGGCCTCGCGCACCCAGGACGGAGCCAGCGCGAGCACGGCCTCCCGCGTGGGCGCGGGACGGTCGCTCCGGTCGAGCACGAGCTGGTCGTTGGCTGGCGCGAGCGCGAGGCTGTTGTCCGCGGGGAGCCGCATCTCAGACCCCGGCGCCGTAGCCGGTGAAGAGCAGGTTGCCCGCGACGTCGAGCCGGCCGAGCACCAGGTCGCCGCCCACCGCGACCCGGACCCGCCCCGTCGCGGCGTCGAGCCCGGCGTCGGCGGGCGCCGCGCGCGAGCCGAGGCCGGTGACCGACGGCGGCAGGACCCCGGCCGTCGCGATGCGCACCCGCGCTCCGGCGCTGCACGACTCGAGATACACGCCCAGCACGCGCGCCTCGGTGAGGCTCGCCGCGTAGGGCGTCACGACGTAGCCGCGGCCCGTGACGGCGACGGCGGGCGCGAAGACCGCGACCTGGCCCGCCGCGGCGGCGTTCTGCGAGACCGCGACCACGGTGCTCCATGGGACGCGGCAGTAGGCGAGGTACGCGCGGCCGAGGAAGGTCAGCACGGCGCTGGCCCAGGCCCAGGCGAGGCCGCCGAACTCCACCGCGGGTCGACCGCCGAAGTCGTCGTCGGGCAGGTCGTCGCGGAGCTGCGTGTCGGGGTACATGGCCATCGGGCGGGCTCCGTCAGATCGAGAGGCGTTCGGCGAAGGTGAGCTGGAGCGAGGCGTCCGTGACGACGTAGCGGACGGCTGTCCCCAGCGCGCCGTAGCCCCCGTCGGAGGGGCGGCGCACATCGACCATTGGCGACGAGAGCACCACCTGCTGCACCTCGTCGTCCGCGCGGAAGAGCGCGGCTTCGAGGGCGTTGACGAAGTACTCGTCGGGGTAGGGCCGGGCGTCGAAGTAGGCCTTCACCCGGGCGACGGCCGCGGCGCGCAGCGCCGTCTCGTCGTACTCGGCGAGGCGGCGCGCCATGTAGATCGTGCCCGTGACGGGGACGGGGGTGACCGTGAAGCCACGCACCAGCACGGGCACCCCGAAGCAGCGCCAACCGAGCAGCTCCGTGTCGATCGCGCTCCGGAGCGCCGCGGGGAGCGCGAAGCCCGCGTCGCCCGCGAACGCCACCACGGTCCCGTCGCCGGGCTCGATCGCGGTGACCCAGCGGACGCCGGGCACCCGCAGGGTCCCCGCGAGGATCGCGTCGCGCGTGCCCCGGATGCGGGCGGTGATGGGGTCGTACTGCCCCAGGCGGTACCGGAGCTCATCGTCGGTCTCGACCGCCGCACCGCCGCCGAAGACCGCCCCCGGCGTCGCCGCGAGGGTCCAGGCCGAGGCGGGCGAGGTCGTGGGGAGCGGGTCGAGCAGGGCCGTGACGGCGCCCGGGTCCGTGAGGTTCCCGGCGGGGCCCGTCTCGGTGCACCGGAGCGCGACGTCGACGGTGGTGACCCCGGCGCCCACGGCCACGGTCTCGATCGCCTCGAACACCACCGCGGGCTGCGTGGCCGTCGCCGGGACGCCGACGCGCGACCCGCGGGGGATGGACGTCGCCCCGGTGCCGCCCGTCCGGGTGAAGCGCCGGCTCCCGGTCGCGGCGACGGCGACCTTGCGGCCCTCGTCGAAGAAGTCGCGCGCGAACTGCTCCAGGTCCTCGCCCGTCGCCGTGGCGAGGCGCCCGGCCGCGGCGCGGTCGGCGGCGTAGGCCGAGACGCGGGTGCCGAGCGCCGCCCCCACGCCCACGAAGGCATCGAGGCGGCTCCCGGCGCGCAGGTCCACGAGGCCGCGCCCGCTCGGGTCGAGCGAGACGCGGAGCGATCCTTGCGCCGCGCGGGCGAGGTCATCAGGGGTCGGAAGATCTGCCATTACCGCCTCACCGCCACGTCCACGGGCTCGCCCGGGAGCGACACCGTCTCGACCGTGCCCGTGGCCGTCACGCCCCCGTCCGCGCGCCCCGCGACCGAGACCGAGGCCTGGCGCACGCGGTCGTCGGCCACCCACGCCCGGCGCACGGCGGCCGACAGGCGCCCGAGCTCGGCCGGGACCCCAGCGCCGTTCACCCGGAGCGGGAGCGCGGCGCCCGCCGTCGGGCGGTGAAAGAGCTCCCCCGGGGCGGTGACGGCGAGATGCGCGAGGTCCGCCCGCAAGGCCGCCATCCCGCGCACTTCGGGCACATCGCCCCCCGGCGCGAGCTCGGGGGAGAGCCAGTCGAGGTCGACGCCGAAGAGCTCGGCCTCCGGGTCGTCCGCCGCGCCCGCCTCGGGACCGTCCGCGCGCGTGGGCGACGGCGACCAGGCGAAGGGCACCCGGTCGCCCCCCGTGTGCGTGAGCACGAGCGCGAGGCCGGGAGCGAGCGGCGTGGCGAGCGCGAGCTCGACGGCGCCCGCATCGACGCCCCAGGCCGCGGCGACGGCCGGACCCGGGCCCGCGCCGTCGGCGCGCTCGAGCGCGTAGGAGGCGGCCACGTCCTGCCCTGCGGCGGGGGTGTCCCAGACCACGCGCAGCCGGTAGGGCGAGCGGGGGTCGACCTGGACGATGGCGGGCATCTACGAGCTCCCGGGCAGGCGGAGGAGGCGGCCGGGGGTGAGCTGGTCGGCGCGCACGCCGAGCTCCCCGCCGCGCGCCGCGCTCCCGAGGAGCGCCGCGGCGATGGATTCGAGCGTGTCGCCGGGGCGCACGCGGTAGAGCCGATCGGTCCGGGCGAGCCGTCGCCGGGCCTCGGCGCGCACGGCGCGCATCCCGTCGAGGACGTCCTCGAGGGTGAGCACGAGCTCGAGCTGCGCCTTCCACCCCTCGGCGATGTCGCTCGCGCGGGCGACGACGAGGCCTCGCTGCACGTCGAGCTGCCGCAGCAGGCGCTGGGGCGCCGCCGCGAGCTGCTGCGCGCGGTCGGCAACAGCCATCACCCGCCGCAGGCGCGCGCCGAGGCTCCCGAGGGTGCGGTCGAGGCCTGCGACCTCGCGCTGGACCTCATCGAGGCCGCCGAGCGCGGCGTCGACCCCGGCGAGCACGCTCTGGAGGAGGGTCCGCTGGAGCCCCACGCGGGCCATCGCGGCGCGGCGGGCGGCCAGGCGCGTCTTCAGGACATCGACGAGGTCGCTGAGGGGCGCGGCGGGGGCCGGGGCCTCGAAGAGCTGTGCATCGGGCGCTGTCGCGACCTCGAAGGTGAGCTCGTAGGTGATGGAGTGCGCGGACTCCTCGCCGAACTTCGGCTCATCGAGGAGCACCACGCGCTCCTGGCCGTTCCAGACCAGGCGCAGGAGGTTCGCGCGCCGCCAGATCGCGAGGAGCTGGTCGCGCATGAGGCGAGCGTGGCCCTCGCTCGTGAGCCAGTCGCGGAAGGCGCCCTTGAGCACCATCGGCCGCTCGGGCGAGGCGTGGACGTGGAAGATGGGCGCCGTGCGGCCGGGGAGGTCGATGCGCTCCTTCACCAGCTTGCCGCCCGACTCGAAGGCGGCGCTGCCGCGCTCCTCGGCGTAGGGCAGGTCGTCGCCGTCGAGCACGACCTCGAGCGCGTCCGGCATGTCCTGCTCGGTGATGCGGATCTCGTCAGGGCTCGGCACGGTTCAGCTCACGGTGCCGCTGAGCGCGACCGCCGACGGGGGGGCGTCGGTCGGGTCGCCGAGCGCGGTGCTCGTCTGGAGGCTGCCGACGTTCACGATCGTCTGGACGTGGGCGTTGGCCGCGATCTCGTCGACGACGGCGCCCGCGATCGCGAAGCAGTCCGCCTTGAGGGACGCCACGCAGGCGTCGCGCATCGCGCCCAGCGGCGGCAGTGTGATCCCCGCCACGCGCGCATCAAAGAGGCGCTTCGCGAGCCCGGTGGTGCAGTCCGCGTTGCCTGCCTGGAGGGACATCGCTCGCTATCCCTTCACGTGGGGGGCGCCGTTGCCCGGGAGGTCGGCCACGAAGGCGCCGAGGGTGACCGTCGTGCCGAGCGCGGTCGGGGCGCCCGGGGTGCCGTCGGCCTGCTGCGGGGTGAAGATGAAGTTCACCGGGTAGGGCCCGGCCACGCCCGAGAGGGTGCCGACCACGACCCGGTCGGTGACGCGCGCCACGCGCAGGGTGCCCTTGTTGAGCACCACGTCCGCCGCGCCGTCCTGGGCGACGAGCTCCACGCGGCTCGCGCTCGACTCCAGGCGCAAGAGCTTCGCCGTGAAGAGCCCCACGGCGCTCCGGAGCCACGGCGGGAGCGCGCGCCCGGCGTCGCCGAGGAAGACGTACCCCGCGCCCGGGCCGCCGGTGTCTCGGCCCCGCACGACCATCACCGTCTCGCCCGACTCGGGGAGCGCGAAGAGGATGTTGCCCGGGACGTGCAGCCGCCCGGTCGAGGGGGCGCCGGTGAGCTCGTCCTCGACCCGCACCCAGACGTCCCGGCCGTCGGGCGCCGCATCGGACGTGTCGACGTCCACCGGGTCGCCGCCGTCGGGCGCGGCGACGCGCGCGAGGAAGGCCTCCCCCGCGTCGCGAATCCCGGCGATCGCGCGGATCGCCGCGCCGGTGAGCACCTCGCGCAGGGCATCGCGCGCGCTCACGAGAGGGCCTCGACCAGGTTGATCGCGTCGACCTTCACGGAAGACCTCCCGCCGGCGTTCCAGTCGAGGGTGACCGCGCGGACGTAGAAGCGGTCGATCTCGGCCGCATTCGCCGCCCGCACGAGGATCACCGCAACGTCGTGCGCGACCCCCAGGCGCCGCTCGAGGAAGCGCGCGGCGCCAGATTCGTCCCGCGCGTGCACCTCGGTCGCGACGTCGGGCTCGACGCGGATCACCACGCGGTCGCCGTTGGTGAGCGAGAGGAAGGCCTCGTCCAGGAGCGGCGTCTCGACCGAGAGCTCGAGCTCCTGGCGCGAGCGCTCCGCGTAGATCTGCTCAGCGATCGCGACCAGCGCCTCCGGCGAGGCGAGGCCCGTGGGGAGGTTGAAGACGTCCCGCTCGGCGGGCTTCGGGGCGGCGTGCCGTCGGCCGCGGGTGCGCTGCCGGTGGGGCAGCTCCCCTTCGGGGGGATAGACCGCTTCGACCAGGCTGCGCGTCTCCGGGTCGTAGGAGACCACGCGCACACCCTTCCGGTTGCGCTGGAACTTCTTCGAGAGCGTGACGCTCGCGAGGTTGGCGCCTGTGCCCTTGAACTCGAAGACCGCGGCCGGGTCCGTGAGACCGGCGCCCGCCGCGCGGCCGCGGCGCACCACGATCTGGTCGACGTCCACGGCCACCTGGCAGGCCACGAGGCCCGCGCAGTGCTCGATCATCTCCCAGGCCGTCGCGTCGGACTTGAACGCGATCGGGTGCGCGAGCGCGCGCGCCGAGGCCCCTCCCCCGAGGGGGCGCGCCGCGTCCTCGCTCGGGCGGACCGAGAGGAGGCTCGTCCGGGCGCCGGAGCCTGTGCGCAGCTCGATCGGCCCCACCGCCGCGCGGACGATCCCGTCGATGGCCTCGCCGAGGGTCTGGCTGTGGCGGGGGAAGGCCGACGGGGGGAGATGCTTCCTGTCGCGCAGGAGCGAGGAGAGGTCCCGGCAGGCGATCTTCACCACGGGGGCCTTGTCGCTCCGGGTGGGCTCGACCTTGTCGGCGTAGCCGAGGAAGCGCAGGTGCGCGTCGGTGTCGATGCGCGCGTCCATCGAGCTCGCCGCGCCGAAGAAGGCCGCGACGTAGAGGTCCTCGATCTGCCGCGGCTCGAAGGGGAGCGCCGAGCCGTGCACCTCGAGTTCACAGGTCCCGGCCTGGCTGTGCGCGCGGCGGGCGATGGTGAGCCGCGCCGGGACGATGGGCGTCACCACGTCCTCGCCGAGCACGCGCACGTGGAGCTGCACGAGCGCGCGGGGGTAGAGGACGGCCGGGGCACTCATCGGGTCACCGTCACGCTGTGGCTTTCGACGGGGTGGAGCATGGCGTCGAGCACCGCGTCGCGCGTCGCGATGAGCACCCGGTCCGGATCGTCGGCCTGCTCGATGGTCTGGTGGACCTGGACGTGGTTGGTGACGTTGGTGGTGTGGGTGGGCGTGCCGCCCCGGGTGAGGCGGCCGTTCAGCGCGGCGAGCTGCGCCTCGGTGTTGGCGGTGGACTGCGTCGTCGCCGTCCCGAACCCCGCGATCCACGCGTTGAGCCGGGCCATCGGGTCGGCCGCGGTAGGGCCAGACGCCCCGGGGGCCTGCGGCGCCGACGCGGCCGTGAGGCCCATGAAGTTCCCGCGGTAGCGGCTGTAGATGGCCCCCATCGACTCGACCTGGCGCGAGCCGAAGTGGGAGTCGCCGAGGTAGCCGCCCGAGACCGCCCAGGCGCTGGCGTTGCCCACCTGCGTGAGCGCCGCGCCGAGCTCCTGGTTGGTCCGCTCGAACGCCGTGGCGATCCCGGCGAAGAGGGGCGCGTTCACGTTGCGACCGACCCAGTCGCCCGCCCCGCGCGCGCTCTCCATGGTGATGCCGCGCTCGGCAAGCCAGCCGCCCATGCTCCGCACGACGCCGGCCGTCGCGCGCGCGAAGGCGGCGATCTGCGTCGCGGCATTCTGGAGAGCGGTGCTGAACGCGCTCCCGAGGAAGCCCGCGACGCCGCCGATGATCTCCCCGAGGATGCCTACGACGGGGCGGAAGGCCACGAGCAGGTCGCCGAGCGCCGGCGCGACGATCTTGAGCGCGTCGTCGATGCCGCCGACCAGCAGCGCCACGCCGCGCCCCACGCCGGGCAGCGCCGCGGCGAGGAGGTGGCCGAGCTCGCCCTCGACGAGGGTCACGACGCTCCAGAGCGTGCCGAGAGCGCCCAAGAGCGAGCCGCCGCTCGTGGAGAGCGACGCGAGGACCGAATCGGCCTCGGCGGTGTGGGTGGCGAAGGCGAGCAGGGCTCCGACGGCGAGACCGAGGCCCGGGATCCCGGCCCCCAGGCCCGCAGCGAGGCCGACCCCAGCGCCGACGGCGTCGCGGCTGGGCCCCGGGCCGGAGAGCGCCCCCGCGGCGCGCGCCTGGAGCCGCTCGGCCAGACCCCAGAGGCGCGCGAAGCCCGGGCTCGAGCCCACGCGGGTGAGCAGCCCCGGCAGGGCCGCGACGCTCCGCTCGACCCGGCCCCAGGCGTCCGCGAGCTTCCCTCCAACGAGCTCGGCGATCGCGTTGAGGCGGTCCTCGTGGTGCTCGAAGTAGTTGTTCATCGCGCCGAGCGACGCGGTGACGCGGGAGAAGAACGGCGCCGTGCCGAGGCGGAAGAGGTTCTGCGCGTGCCCCGAGGCGGTGGACGAGACGGCGTCCCACGAGCGCTTGTAGGCCTCGATCATGGGTCCGAAGCCGCCGAGCGCGTGCCCGATGGCCTGCCAGCGCGCGAGGGGCGTGAGCTGGTTGAACTCCTCGGCGGTCTTGCCGATGAGGCTCTGCAGACGCGAGAACGAGGCGACCTGCGCGCCCGCGCGGCCGCTCATCATCAGTTGCATATCGCGGCCGGCCTGCGCCGCGTCGATCCCGAGGCTCTGCGTGACGGCCATGAAGTCGGCCGCCTGCGACTCGATCTCGCCGAGCGAGCGCCCGGCGCGGATGCCGCCTGAGAGCGAGCCCTGCACGACGTGCTGCAGGTCCTCGAAGGTGCCGGGGAGCGCGTTGGCGTGCTCGCGCATCCGGGCGATGAGCGCGTCCGTGGCGAAGAGCGCGCTCTGGAAGTCCCCGGCCGCCTTGGTGGGCGTCGCGAACATCTGCGCGTTGATCATCCCGGCCATCGACAGACGCGCGACCTCCGCCGCCCCGCCGACCTGCGTGACACGCTGCATGAAGGCCGCGACCGCGCCCGTGGCGAAGGCGGCGGCGATCAGGGTCGGCAGGCCGAAGAGCAGGCTCTTCAGGCCCCCGAGCAGGCCTCCCAGTCGGTCGAACATCGACCCCAGGCGGTCGAGCGCCGACACGGCTCCGGCGGTGTTCGTCGAATACACCGTGCGGACGTTGTAGGTCGTGTCGGCCATGGCGCTCTCAGTCGTGCTTGGGCGGGCGCCCGGCGGTGTTCTCGAGCTGGATCAGGTCGGTGAGCTCCTCGGCGAGCGCGAAGGCGTCGTCGAGCGGCATCCGGAGCACGTCGGCGTAGCGTTGGTGCCCGTACCGGCAGAGGACGGCGATCAGCCGACGGAGACCGCCTGCACTTTTCCCAGGAGGTTCTGCCCCCGGGAGGGGTCCTCGCGCCCCATGCCCGACGCGAACACCACCATGGCCTCGAAGTCCGCGAGCTCGCCGAAGAGCTCATCGAAGGAGAGCGCGCCGTCACGCTTCATCACCTCGGCATAGGTCACCGGCGTCCAGCGCTTCTCCGCGTCGGCCTGGTCGAGCATCGCGTCGACGTCGACCTCCGGGGGCGCCGCCGACGCGACGCGCGCGGCGTGGGCGTCGAGGACGGAGCCCGTCTCGTCGGCCACGGCCTCGGCCCCGGGAGGCTCGCGGAAGGTCCAGCGCAGGGGCTCCAGGGTGATCGACTCGAGGACCGTCGCGACGATCTCGATGGGGGCCATCGTGCGGGCGAGGCCGCCGCCGGGGTCCTTCTTGTCGCCGACCTTGGTGGCGATGCGCTGGGTGATGGAGAGGTAGTCGCGCGTGCTGAGGCGGCGGAAGCGGACGCCGCGGCCGCTCGGCAGGAGCGCGCGGAAGAGAGTCTTGGCCATGGTGGAGGGGGTCCTTGCTCGGCGCCCGCGGGCGCCATGGGCGGGGGGGCTTAGAGGGTCTGGACGTACTCTTCGGCGACGACGGTCCAGTTCATCATCGAGGCGTCCTCGGAGCCCGAGGCGTTCTTCTTCGGCGTCGCCACGCACTTCTGCAGGGCCCAGGTCTCCGAGGTGCCGTCGCGCATCTCGTAGGTGATGGCGAAGATCACCTCGGGGATCGGCCGACGCTCCTCTCGCGCGCGCTGCACCTCCAGCCACGCCTTGAAGAGCAGGTTGTCGGTGTGCTCGAACTCGAACTCGGCCTTCCAGCCGCGGAGCTGCTGGTCGAGCCGGTCCCGGTTGCGCCCGAGGAGCTTGTCCTCGTGGACGGTGTGCTTGGGCTCGACGCTGACCGACTTGGAGTTGTCGGCCTGGTCGAAGGGGCGGTTGTTGATGATGGCGACGACGGAGACGTTGTCGCCGCGCATCGGGAGCTTCAGATCGGCCATGGCGTCCTACCTGGTGGGGGGTGGCGGGAGGGGAGCGGGCGGGGCGCGGCCTACGCGGCCTCGCGGACGGTGACGGCCTCGCCGGCGTTCACCAGGAGCAGGATCTTCTCCATGGGCGCCGGGGTCCGGGCGTCGATGCCGAGGTAGAACTCGCCCGCCGCTGCGGTCGCCGGGGTGTTGGGCGTGCGGATGTCGGTCGAGAACGACACGATCACCCCGTCCTTCACGAGCTGCCCGAGGAAGGCGTCGACGATGACCTTGATCTGGCCGAAGCGCTCCTGGACGTTGGGCGAGTTGATGTACTCGGGCAGCGCCGCGACGAGGCTGAGCGCGAGGAAGTCGGTGATGCGCCGACGGATCGCGAACTTCCTTCCGGACGTCTGGCTGGTGGTGCGGTCGTGCAGCACCGCGTACCGCCCCGAGGCGAGCTTGATCGGCAGCGCGACGCCGAGCGCCGTGGCCTCCCGACGGACGGTCTTGGAGCCCGTGGAGAAGGCCGCCGTGATGCCCTGGATGGCCTGGTAGTAGTCGGTGCACTCGTCGGCCCAGCGCGCGTCCGAGAGCTGCGGGGTGGTGTTGACGATCACCGTCGCCGCGAAGGTCGACATCGGGGTGCTCTGGAGCGTCCCGGCGTCGTCGTAGACCTGCACCCAGGCGCCGTAGAAGCGCACCCGGTCGCTGATGAGGCTGCCGGCGACGAGCGCCTTCACCGCGGCCCAGCTCGCCGCGTCGAGGTTGCCGTCGAGCAGCGCCATCCGGTCGCCGAGCGAGGCCACGTGGAGCGCGAAGGCCGCGTTGATGGCCGCGCGCAGCGTGTTGCCGCAGTCGTCGTGGCAGACGACGCGCACGTCGTCGTGCGACTCGAAGAGCGCGACGCCCCGGTTGTTGCTGTCGAGCGTGCCCGTGTAGTCGGCCGCCACGATGCCGAGCGCGGCCGAGTTGGATCCGCCCGTGAGCGCCGCCGTGCCGTTGGCCGGGAACACCGTGAGCGCCCCCTCGACGACGAGGCTCGCGAGGAGCTTGGAGTCGGTCACGTCCACGGTGACGGCCACGCCTCCGGCGGGGAGCAGGACGTCCTCGTAGACCTCGCGCGTGGTGCCCGTCGTCGGGTCCGTGAGCGTGACCGTGAAGTCCTTGGCGCCCACGAGGCCCGAGGCCGCGTCCGCCTGCTGGACGGTGATGCTGTTGCCGAGCGCGCCCTTGTACTTCGCCGTCGAGACGACGTTGCCGCCGGTGCCCGCCGTGGAGAGCACCGCGGCCGTGGCGTCCGAGGCGAGCGCGCGGACGATCTTCCAGGGGGCCTTCTTCCTGCCGATCGTCGCCCGGTAGCCCGTGGAGGTGCGCGGGGAGCCCGCGGGCTCGAAGAGGTCCAGGAACTGCTGCGGGGACTCCGGCGTCACCACGACCTCGTCGGGTCCCCAGGCGAACTGCGCGACGAGGCCGATGAAGCCCGTGGAGACCCCGGCGATGAAGCGCGGCGGGGCGATCTCGAGCGCGAAGACGCCCGGCTCCTGCGCCTCGGCGGCGGAGGTGATGAAGAGACCCATGGATGATGGCTCCGGTCAGGGGATGGGGATGGAGGTGGCGACCCCGCCGACGGGGCCGAGGACGGTGATCGACTGCATGAGGGCGAGCTGCTCCTCGGTGACCACGAAGGTCTCGGCCGAGCCCGCCCACGACGCGCGCCACTCGCCCGACTGCGCGGCGTCACTCGCCTCGGTGGGCAGCGACTGCGCCTCGAAGCGGAACTCGCACGGGGCGCCGAGGAGCGCCGCGGGCGCCAACACCAGGTGCCCGCGGGCCGAGAGGCGCGGGAGCGTGCCCCCGCCCCCGAGGGTCGCCGCCGGGTGGCGGTGCAGCGCCGCGGCGAGGGCCGAGGCGAGCGCGTCACGCGCCGGGGCCGAGGTCGCCCAGGCGTCGAGCTGCAAGGGGAGCGTCGCCCGCCCGTAGGCGTAGCGGACCGTGCCCATCGGGGCGACGCCCGGGATCGTGCGGTAGATGCGCGGCGGGTGAAAGCGCGTCTCGGGCTCACCCGCGGCGAGCACGGTCACGAGGCGCGGCGGGAGCTTCCGGCCGGGCGTGGGCCAGGCGCCCTCGACGACGAGGCCCGGCACGGGCGCGGCGAGCGCCGCCCGGAGGTGCGCAGCGAGCGCCTCGCGCAAGACGGAGGTGAGGTCCATCTACTTCGGGTCCCGCAGGCGGCGCTTGATGAGGAGCCCCAGGATCTTCCGGAGCTTCGGGAGCGAGTCCCGCATGAACCACCGGGGCTTTGTGCCGTGGTGGGCGATCTTCCATTGGATGCGCCGGGCGATGCGCTCGAGCTCGGCGTCCTGATCGGCGTTCCGGGCGATCGTCGCGTCGCGCCGGCGCTGGGCCGCGGCTGTGCGCGCAGGACGCCAGCTGATCCTCGCCGAACGCTTGAGGCCGAAGGAGGCGCGGTGTCGGCGGACCCAGTCGATGAGCGGTTGAAGCGGCGGCGTGTGCGGCCGCGAGCCGACCTCGACGATCCCCGCGTGCGGGGCGTCGGCGACGAGCTCGGCCGAGCGGGGGCCGGTCTCCCGGGCGTGGAGGCTCGATTTGAGCGTCCCGACGTCCACGGGCGCGGCCTTCGCCACGACCTCGGCGCCGAGCTGCGCCGCCTCGTACCCGGCGCTCGCCACGCGCGCCAGGCGTGCGCGCTCGTTCGCGAGGAAGACGGCTCCGAAGCGCTTCGGGTCGACCGTGAGGGTGCTCATCTCAGGGAGTCTCGCGCCGCGGGCGCACGATCAGCTCGTAGCCGAAGGCCCGGTCGGCCGGGGCGCCGACGATCGTGCAGACCTTGGTGCCGTCGTCGCCCGTGAGCACGACCACGACGTCCTCGGCCGCCCCGGGCTCGGGGTTGAGCTCGGCCGGGGTGTAGCCCCCAGGCGGGGGCCCGAGGAAGGCAGGGGTGATCTTGTCGACGCGGTAGTCGCCCTCCTCGTAGGTGCCGCCCGAACTCGCCACCTCGCGCGGGGCGAGCGCCCGGACGCGCGGCGTCGGGGAGAGCAGCAGGTCGCTGTGCGTGGCGACGCCGGCGCCCGGCGCGCCGCCCGACCAGGCGCGGCGGCGGATCGTCACCGTGTAGCGTCGCAGCCCAAGGTTTGCGACGATGGCGCGCGCCTTGTCGATGGGCTTGAGCACCGAGTCGCGTACTTGTGCCATCCACGACCTCCGTCCGATTCACACCCTACGTGCTCAGTCAAAGGAACCGATGAGAGTCCCCAACCGCCGTCTTCAGGTATTCGTCTCGTCGACCTTCACGGATCTGCGCCAGGAACGACAGGCGGCTGTCGCTGCCATTCTCGACGCGGGGCACATCCCGGCGGGCATGGAGCTTTTCGGGGCCGACAACGCCGAACAGATGGAGGTGATCCGCGAGTGGATCGAGGAGTCGGACGTGTTCATTCTGCTCCTCGCGGGCCGCTATGGCTCCCTCGAATCGGAGTCGCGGAAGAGCTACACGGAACTCGAATACGAGCACGCCCTCTCACTCGGAAAGCCCGTCCTGTCGATGGTGATGACCGACGAGACCATCGCGGCGCGCGAGAAGGACCATCCCGACCTCATCGAGCGAAAGTACGGCGAGCAACTGGGCGCCTTCCGCGCCCGCGTGCTCAACAACAAGAAGATGGCGGACTTCTTCAGCTCTACCGACTCGCTGACAGGGAAGGTCGGGCGCGCGCTGAGGACGGTAGAAAGGGACGAGTCGCTCGTGGGCTGGGTGCGCAGAACGGACGCCGTCAATGCGACGACAGCGCTCAACCAGATCATGGCCTTGACTGAGGAGACGAAGACGCTCCGCGCCCAACTTGAGTCTGCGCGAGCCGCCGGGGCGGGTACGTCGCCCTTCATCCCCCCGCTTGCCACAAGGAGCCTCTCCATCCCTTGCATTGACGGGAGCGGCGAAGTTGTTTCGTGCGAAACGAACTACTTTGACTGGTTCCTCTTCTGCGGCAAACGCCTCGGTTCAAAGGTGACGGTCGATGAGTTCATATCCATCACACAAAAATACTTCAGGAGCCTCGAAATCAGCAGGCACCGCAATGACTTGCAACCACTAGTACCAGAAGACGTCGCCCAAGCGGCACTGAGGGAATTCACCCTCTTCGGATGGATTCATAATCCCGAGCTGTCCAGCGAGAGTGCAATCGGCCTAGGTATCGACCTATTGCGCTATGGCCAGAGACCAGTAACTCTCACTCCAGAAGGGCGCAGTCTCTTTCTTCGACACGCGAGACAGTGAGTTACCGGCCGCCTGCTTCGTGCGGGCGGCGACGCACTTCGCCTCGTGGGGCGCCGCTACATTTGAGGCGGCGAGCTGGACCGGAGAAACGCACCGAACGCGTCGTACGTGGTGTGCCAGTCACCAACGTTCGTCGGTTCTGTCCCTCGTCGCCGACGCTCACTGCATCACCCCAGCGGGATCAGGCCGCCCATGCCGCTGCCGGCGCCGCTCGTGTCGAAGTAGTCGCGCGCGGCGTCGACCTCGAGGAGGATCGCGAGGCGCCCGACGAGAGAGCGCCCGTGGCGCCGCAGCTCGGCGAGCTGCTCAGGCCCGAGGAAGGTCACGTCCTCGGCGCGCGCGAGGTCCAGGTTGTCGAGGGCGGCGGACTGGAGCTTCGCGTCGATCTGCCCGAGCAGCGTGAGCGTCGCCCCGACCCGCGTCTCCTCCTCGGCCGAGAGGACGCCCGCATCGAGCCGGTGCTCGAGCCCCGGGTGCAGGTCCCGGCCGCGCGCGTACCCGAGGTAGAGGCGGCAGTCGGCCTTCTGGGCCTCGGTGAGGGCCACGGCGGTTTAGCCCCGGCCCGGGCGCCGGGAGCCGGGCTTGCGCGCGCCGCCTCCGGCGAGGTCCTTCTCGGCCTGCGCCAGCGACGCCTCGAGCGCCGCCTCCTCGTCGTCGGGCACCGAGCACGGCGCCTCGTCCGCCTCATCGGGCTCCTCGTCGGTGTCGGCCTGGTCGTGCTCGACGGGCGGTCGGGGGCGGGGCGCCGGCGCCGCGGCGCGCTCGATGCGAGCCTTCGGGGCGGACGCGCCGAGCGGGCTCGGCCCCTCGGCGAGCGGGAGCTGCCGGGCGCGCAGGAGCCAGGCGTGCTCGGCGGGGAAGTCGAGCTCGGCGCCCGGCTCAAGGGAGAAGCGGCGCTCGAGGAGCTCGAACGCGATCGGCCAGGTGGCGGTGCTGTGATAGCGGGGCATTGGGGTTCAGGTCTCCGATCAGACGTCGACCACGCGCCAGGAGGGCGTCGCGAGGCCGTCGCCCAGGTGCGCGTTGAGGTCGGTCTTCAGCTCGTTCAGGAGCGTGTTGAGCGAGCCCTGGTCGGTCGCGTCAGCGCTCGTGATCGCGTGGCCGGCGTCGGCCGTCGCGTGCACCCCGGCCTGCGCGCGGTGCGTGTTGTAGAAGCCCTTGAGGCCGTTGGCGTAGGTCTCGAGGACGCTCAGTGCGCCCGCGTCGATGTCGCTGAGCACCTGCGTCAGCGACTCGGGCAGCATGTTGGTCGCATCCACGGCCAGGTGCGCGAGCGCGTCGTTGATGTGCGTGTGGTAGGCGATCGTGACGGCCCGCAGCAGCGCCCGCGAGGTCTCCAGGCTGGAGGCAGCGGCGGCGGTGACCGCGTACTCCGCCCGGTCGAAGTGGATCGGCGCCGTCACCGGACCCGCGGCGAAGGTGCCCGCGCCGTGGGTGTGGCTCGGCCCGGTGTGCGTGTGGGCCGCCTGCACGGGGGTGATCTCGTAGGTGTAGAAGAAGTCGAACTTGCGCGCGCCGTTCGGTGCCGTGGTCGGGATGATCGTCCCCGCGTCGGCGTCCACGGTGCCCACGGCCTCGTCGGCGAAGGCGAGGTCGGCCTTGAACACGGTGAACCCCGAGGGGGTGGGGATCTGGACCGCGGGCAGGCCCAGGGCGTCGCTGGGGCCGATGCTGATGCTGTCGCCCGCCACCGCGCCCGCGAGGGCCGACACCGTGGCGCTGGTGATGTGCGCGATGGCCTCGGTGGTGACCACGGTCTGCGTCCCGCCCGTGAGCGGGACCACCTGATTGACCGCCTGCCCGCGCGCGCCGATCGCGACGAGCGTCAGGATGCCCGCGCTGATGGAGGCGTCCCCGTCGATGATGCGGATCTGGAGCCTGCGGGCGAAGTCGGGCTGCGCGGCGATCACCAGCGCGCCGTTCACCACGGGGTCGAGCGTCGCGACGTTGGTCACGAGGTCGGCCGCGATCGGGTTCTCGTAGTGGGCGTGCCCGACCATGCGCAGGGCCGTGACGGTGGCCGTGGCGGGCCCCGTGGCGCCCGTCCCCTCGGCGGCGCTCGCGCCGGTGACCGCGCCTCCGCCGTAGTCGGTGAAGACCTCGCGCTTCACGCTGTCGATGAAGGAGGCGATGAGGGCCACGAGGAAGTGACTGCGATGGCGGACGCTGGCCATGACGGATGCTCCGTGCGGGGGGATGAACGAGGGGTGAGAAGGGAAGGCGACGAGGGGAGGAGCCCCCGGGAGGGGGGCGCCCGTGTCCGGAGACAGAGGCCCCCCCCCTCCGGGGCGCGGCGATCAGGTGAAGTTGATGCGCCGGCCGAAGGCGTTGGGCTGGGTGAGCTTGAGCTGCAGCACGCCCTCGATCGTGAAGCGGCGCGAGGCGCCCACGCGGGCGAGCGGGTAGCACTTCAGCCCGAGCGGGATCGGCCCGAGGCCGTCGTCCACGTCGAGCTCCATCGTGCCCGCCTCCCCCTCCTCGTCCTCGCTCGGGAGGTACTCGAGCTCCATCGCGTCGCTGTTGATGTAGAGGATCTGCCCGGCGGGGCAGTCCTTGTCCTTCACGAACACGGTGTTGTCGACGCGGATCGCGCCGATGCCGCCGTCGAGCGTGACGCGCCCGCGCGAGGTCGTGATCTCCGTCGCCGGGATCACGTCGCGCCGGGTCTCCTGGAAGAGCGCGCCGATCTTCAGGTAGGCCGCCGAGCCGACGAAGGCGAGGTCGGGCTCCATGCCCGAGGCGTCGTAGATCGTCGAGCCGATGTCCTGCCGGATCATGGCGAGGGAGAGCGGCGCCGCGGCCGAGTCCGCCACCATCGAGCGCCAGTACTCGTTGCCGGGCGTCGCGCGGTTGATGCCCGCGTAGATGTTGGCGTCGTGGATCGCCGTGGTGAGCCCGACGATGGAGTTGGCGGCGCCGGTGCCGGTGAAGCACTGCGTGTTCACGAGCGACGCGAGCTTGCCCGCGGAGCTCATGAAGTTGCGCGCGAGCAGGCGCATCCCGTCCTTCGAGCTCTGCGCGGCGCGCAGCGCGACGTTGCCGACGCGGAAGTTCGAGCGCACCTGGCCCCAGCCGAGGGTGGCCGGGGTCAGGGCGTCGCTGCCGAAGTTCGAGACGTCGTCGCCGTCGCCGAAGTTCTCGGCCACCGCGCCGTCGGCCTCGATGTCGAAGCCGACGTTCTTGCCCGAGCCGCGCACCGCGCGGATGACGCGCAGGAGCACCGAGCGGCGGTTGATCTGCTTGCGGACGGGGCCGCTGAAGTACTGCGGGAGCGCGGCCGCGACGGACGCGAGAAGCTGCGGAGAATCAGCCATGATGGTTCAAGCCTCGATGGGAGCGGAGGTGGTTCCCCGGTGACGCGAGGGAGCGTGCAGCGCGCTGGGACGGCCTCCCTCCGGCGGGCGCTGTGCCGCCGGAGGGACGTGCGAGCCGCAGGGGGCTCGTGGAGGGAGCTTTGGGAGGCGCTCAGTCGCCGCCGAGCGAGACGCCGCGCCGGGCCATGTCGTCGACGAAGCGGTCGAGCAGCTCCCCTTCGGAGGGGGCGCGGTCGCCGCTCACGGCGCCGGACGGGGCGCGCGCCGGGAGGGCGCCGGGGCGCTTGGCCGGGGTGATGGGCGCCGGGGGCGGGAGGAACTCGGCCGCGTCGGGGGTCTTCTTCCAGTCGTCCATCGCGCGCCCGATGTCGTCGAGCGCGTAGGTGAGCTCCTCGGCGGCGGCGCCCTTCTGCCGGGCGCGCTTCACCGCGAACACGGGCTGGCCCTCGTCGTCGAAGCGGAGCTGGCCGGAGGCCTCGAAGTGCGCGATCAGGGCCGCCGCCCGGGCGCCCTTGATCCCGGCCGCGTCGAGCTGCTCGCGCACCGTGGCGCGCGCCGAGTCGCGCCGGGCCTTCTCCTCGACGGTCTTGGCGCGCGCGGTGCTCTCGGCGTTCTGCTTCTCCAGCGCCTCGAACTTCTCGCGCAGGAGCTTCAGCTCCGGGTCGACGGGCCTGGCGCCCGAGGCGGGGTCCGCGGGCGGCTCGGCGGCCTTGGGTGCGAGCTTGGCGACCTGCTCGCCGAGGGTCTTCTCGAGCTGCGCGCCCAGGCGCTTCATGTGGCCGGTGATCGCGGGGTTGAGCTTCGCGTCGATCACGGACGCGATCTTCGCCTCGAGCTCGGCCGCGGCGGCCTCTTCGGCGGCCCTCTTCTCTTCTTCGGTGGGCATTGCGGGGATCTCCGGGCGCAGAGAGCGCGTGCGGCGCATACGAGGTCGCGCTTCCCCTCGGCGCGTGCGCCGTGGGGGCGCGCCGAGGGAGCGTGCGTCACCGCGGAAGGCGGTGCGTCAGGGACGGGACGACGGGGCCGGGGCGGCGGGCTCGAAGCGCACGCCGTGGTCGCCCGGGTAGGGCTTGCGGTGCAGGCGCTGGCCGAGGATCAGCGGCTCGGGGATGCCCCCGGGGAAGGCGTCGCAGGTGTTCGTCGTCGCGTTCGGATCGCGGTGCAGGTGCCGACACTCCATGCACTCGGGCGCGGCGTAGGTCGTCATGGCAGCCCCAGCGAACGGAGGATCTCCGCGAAGCGCGCGAGGGCGCTCGACTGCTCGGTCCGCGTCAGCGTCGACCACGACGGCATCGCGGCCACATCGTAGAGCGAGGTGCACGCCATGGCCAGGAGCCGCCCGAGCTGCTGGGTGAACTCCGTCTGCTGGCTGAGCGGCGTGTAGCGCAGCGAGGCGAAGGCCTCGGCGAAGCCCTCCTCGGTGCTGGTGAGGGCGTAGCGGGAGAGCGCCGCGGTGGCCCGGTTCTTCGTGCGCCAGGCCGAGAGCATCGCCGCGCTGTTGGAGAGCCTCGGGTCCGGCGAGGCCGCGAGGAAGGACTTCCCGGTGAGGGTCTGGAGCCAGTTGTCGACCTGGTGTCCCCACTCGTGCGTGAACACCGAGGCGAGGTGCCCGGTGCCCGGCGGGTGGAAGCCGTTGGCCACGTCGTGCGCGAGCGAGGCGCGCATCGCCTCGGGGTGGCCGAAGTGCGCGGGGTTCAGGGCGATGCGCGCGCCGTCGCGGCTCGCGTGGGCGTAGCAGCCGCGCGGCCAGCGGAAGCGCCAGCTCGGGTGCTTCACCGTGCGGTAGGTGCCGACGTACTTCAGCCGGCCGAGCACCCGGGGCCACTCGGTCCCGAGGCGGTGAAGCTCCGGCAGGAGCTCGTTCACGGCCTCGAGATGCAGGCCCTTCAGATCCCAGGTGACGTGGGGCCAGGTCGCACGCAGCCAGCGCTCGGCCTCGGGCACCTTCTTGAACACCGGGGGCGGCGCGATCGCCGGGGGTCCCGCCGGAGCGGGCGGCGGGAGCGTGGGCCGCAAGGTGACCGGCGGCGGAGGCGGGAGCGTGGGCCGACGCCGGGGCGGCGGGGGCCGCGTCGGACGGTGGACCGGAGCGGGCGGCGCCGGGGGCGGCGGCATCGGAGGCGGCGGCAAGGTCAGCGCCCGCGGGCGCACCACCGGGGGTGCCGGGACGGGGAGCGGCGCGGGCACCGGGGGCGGCACCGGCAGAGCCACCCGCGGGGCGGGCCGGGGGGTCGGGCGCGGGGCCGGGGGTGCGGTCGGCGGGAGGACCTCGGGCACAGGGGGCACCCTCCCCTCGGCCTCGGCGAGGATCTCGCTCCACGCGCGGCGCCAAGCCCCGACGCGGCACCGGCAGTTGGGGTGGGCGGGGGCCTCGGTGTAGCCGCCTGGGAAGGCGCCGCCGATCTCGGCGACGGCGCCGTGCAGGCCCTGGCAGGTCGGGCAGATCCGCAGGTCGAGGCTCGCGTCCCACCGACGCACGAGGTCCGGGAGGTGGCGCTGCGCCTGGCGCAGCCCCTCGTCGAGCTGGACGTTGTAGGCGCGCTGGGTCTCCGTGCGGACGATGCGCTCGCCCCAGGAGCGGTAGCGGCGGAAGAGGCCCTCGGCGATGTGCTCGACGCGGGCGCCGGGCTCGCCCGCGACGCCCCGCAGGGCAACGTCGCCGCGCGGGCCGCCGAGGCGCTGCAGGCGGTCGGTGAGCTGCGAGACGGACTCGCGCCGCACGATGCCGACGGCGAGCTCGCGGCGGAGGTCAGTGCCGACCTGCCCGGCGTACCGGGCGGCCGAGGCGCGGAAGCGCGGGATGAACTCCCGCTCGCCGGTCGCCAGGATGCGGGCGACGTTGAGCGGGACGTGCGCGGGGAACTGCTCGAAGCGCCCCGAGTAGCGGGCGAGCTCCGTCACGAGGTGGCTCCCGGCGAGGCGCCCCGCGCGACCGCCTGCGACGCCGAGCGCCGCGGCCATCACGGGGTCGAGGCGCTCGATCGTGTGGAGCGCCCCGTCGAGGTGCGCGAGCACCGTGCGGTGCACCTGCGCGGTGTAGCGGGCGTCGCCGTCCGGCACCCGGTCGAGCCAGGCGCGCAGGTCGCGCGCGGTCTCGGCCTGGGCCTGCGCCAGCACGGGCCCGAGCGCGTCGAGGGCGGGGCGCGCGAGGCCCGCCACCTCGGCCGAGGTCGCCGCGAGCTCGCGCTCGACGCGCGCCACGTCGACGTGCGTGAGGCGCGGCCGGGGGAAGGGCTCGGGCGCGGGGCCCTGCGCATCGATGGGCCCCTGCTCGAACATGGGTCAGGGCTCGTCGTCGGGGTCGTCAGGGTCGGGGTCGGAGCCCGGCGGAGTCGGGACCTTGCCCCGCCCCTTCTCCATGCCCTCGTCCGTGTCCTCGGCGTTCACGCCCCGCTCGATCTCGCGGTCGATCGTCGCGCGGACATCCTCGGGCACGCTCGGCAGGAGCGCGCGCGACACGCTCTTCAGGACCTCGCGCCGGTGCGTGGGCGACGGGATCTGGAGGGGGTCGCTGGTGAGCGCGGCCTCGATGAGCTCGAGGAGCCCCACGAGGTCGAAGCGGTCCATGCCCTGCACGGACCAGGTGAGCCGGTCGCCGCGCGCGGCCGAGACGAGGTCGAAGATCCGCTCGGCGAAGTCGCGCACGTGCTCGCCGAAGCTCGGGAGCACGGTCTGCGTGGCGGCGCCGTCCGCGTTCTTGGACTCGCCCGAGCGCCCGACGGCCGCCGTCGCGTTGTTGTCGACGGCCAGGGCCATCTGCTCGACGACGCGGTGGATCTCCTGCACGAGGGACTGCACGAGGCCCTTGACGACCTCGAAGGGCGCGGAGGGCGGCGAGGGCCACTCGACCTTCTCGTCGACGCCGATCATCAGGTAGTAGCCGGCGCCCATCACGGGCGGGTTCTTCGCCTCCTTCAGGTGGAAGACCGGCATCGCGTAGCAGGTGCGGTCGATCGCCCAGGAGAGGGCGTTGGCCTTGCGGAAGGCCTCGAGCGCCGGGTCGGCGATGTGCGCCAACAGGTGCAGCTCGGGCGGGAGACAGAGCTCGACGATCGGGATGGTGCCGCAGGGGCTCCGTGGGGCGTCGACCTCCGGCACGTCGGTGTCGGCGCGGACCTTGTCCTTCGCGCGGCGCACGAGCTGCCAGCGGCGCACGGTCCCGTCCGCGTACCAGGCGGTCCAGGTCTCGGTGACGGTGAGGTCCTCGTCGCCCGGGTCGAGGAGCTCGCTCTGGCAGGCGCGCTCCATCACCCACGCGAAGCTGCCGTCCTCGGCTCGCTTCCAGTTGAGAATGTTCTCGGTCGGCACCTTCGCGAGCGTCATGCGGCGCGCGCCAGAGCGCTCGGCCTCGGCGAGCGAGTCGGGGGCGGGACCTTCGACCGTCGGGGCCTCGAGGCGGACGTACGCGCGGCCCCCGACGAGGGCGCGCACGAAGGCGTCCTTCAGCACCACGTCGAGGTCGGTGCCGGCGCCGTCGGCGTCCTCCTTGAACTCGCCGAGGTACCAGTCGTCCGCGGCGGGCTCCGCGCGGAAGGTGAGCGGGCGCTGAAAGAGCGCCGCCGCGAAGTACCGGATGATCCTGGCGACGTAGTTCAGGTAGTGCGCGCGCTCACACCGCATCGCGTAGACCCGCGTCGGCTCGAGGTCGTTGCGCACCAGGTAGCGGTCGATGCGCGCGCGGAACGCCTCGCCGCCGACGAAGAGGTCCTGGTACCGCTGGAGCGCGACGGGCGCGAGGTCCGCGTGGCAGCGGTTGAGGAGGGAGTACTTCACGGCGTCACCGGGGGGATGGGCGCGGCGGCGCGCATGAAGGTCAGCAGCGCGCGGCGGTTGCCGGTCGCGAGCAGCGCGGCGAGCGCCTCGACGGCGGCGGGGTCGCTGCGGAGCCACGGCGAGGCGGCGAGCCGCTCGAGAGCGGTGTCGGCACGCGCGCAGTCCGATGGCCGAGCGGGCGAGCCCGCGACGAAGCCGATGACGTTGGCGAACCTCTCAGGAATGGTCCCAGCCCTCATGGTTCAGCCCGCAGGGAAGACCGGGTCGGCGCCCATGCCGCGCGGCGTGACGGGGCCCGAGGCGGCCAGAAGCGCGAGTCCCGCGCTCCAGAAGTGGTCGCCGTGGCCCGCCTTGGTGCGGGGCGAGACGAAGACGATGTTGCCCGAGGGCGTCACCTGGCGGCGCACCGCGCAGGTGTCGGCGTGGAGCTGCCTGCCGTGCGCGTCGCGCGAGAACCGGAAGCGCCCGTCTCGCAGCCAGCGGAAGGCCCCGGTCGCGATCTGGGCCTTCACCTCGTTGGTGAACGCGACGGGGATGACCTCGGCCTCACCCCACTGCTCGACCAGCTCCTCGGTGAGCTGCTCGCCCATGCCGGTCTTGTCGACGCAGAGCTTCGTCCAGCCGAAGACCGCGCGGGCGCGCTCGATCATGCGTCGCTGGAGCTTGAACTTCGTGCGCTTCGCGGTGAACACGCCGATCACCCACGCGACGCCGTCCACGACGCCGATCACCGTCAACACGGTGAGGTCGTGGTGTCGGCCAACGTCCAGGCCCGCGAAGACCTCCGCGCCCGCCATCGAAGGGCGCTCGCCCTTCCAGTCGCGCGCCCGGTCCGCGAGGACGCCAGGGAAGTACTGCAGGTCTGCGTCGAGGAAGCTGCAGAGGTAGGCCTCGGCGAAGACGCGCGGGTCGCCGCCGACGAGCGACAGGAGCCGGGCGCGGTCGACCTTGAGCCCGTCGCGCTCGGCGTCGGTGAGCGACACCGTGTGCATCCGCCACCCGAGGGGGGGCGTCGTGCACCACTCGTAGAAGAGCCCCTGCGCCCCGTTGGGCGTCGAGATGACCCGGATGCGCCAGTCACCGCGCGTCGCCATGGGCGAGGCGGCGGCCCACATCGCCTCGGGGTCCTGGTGGTAGGCGAACTCGTCGAGCCAGAGGTCGCCGTGGAAGCTGCGCGCGGTGCGCGGGTTGGCCGCGAGGGCGATGACGCTGCCGCCCGAGCGCCAGCGGATCTCCTCGGCGTTGTCGACCTCGAAGTCAGCCGCGGCGGGCAAGCCGATCGCGGCGAGGAAGCGGCAGTGCGCGCGGACCGCATCCAGCAGCGCGTTGGCGTTGTCCTGCGCCGCCGAGAGGACGATCTGCGGGCGTCGGTCGCGGAACCCGCCGAGGATGCAGCCGGCCGCGCTCGCGTCCGTGAAGCCGAGCTGGCGCCCCTTCAGGGCGAGGGCGAAGTCCTCGCGGTCGAGCGCCCAGCGGAGCTGGTAGCCGAGGAAGTTACCCCGGAGCCACCGCGTCAGGATCTCCGTCGGGTCGGGCGGGCTCTGGTCCATCGTTCGCGCTCACGCCCTGGCGCGCGGCGCCGTAGACCTGCTCCTGGAGCGCCTTCCACCGCGGGTCGTTCGCGTCGATGGGGTCGCCTCCGCCCGGACCGCTGGACTCGGTGAGCTTCTTGGCGAGCAGGGCGATCTCCCCGCGCGTCCGCTTGCGGGTGAGGCGGGACTGTCGACGCCGGAGCTCGAGCTGGTCGAGCTGCACCATGCCCGACACCATCCGCGCGAGCGTCATGCCCAGCTTCTGCACGTGCTCGGGCTCGACCTTGCCCGCCCGCAGCTCGGAGAGCAGCAGCTTGGCGATCTCGGCGCGGGCCTCGTCGAGGTCCTCCCGGCCCGCCCGCAGTCCCGAGGCGAGAGCGTCTGCTTGGAGCTTTGCTCTTTTTTGCTCCCCCAGGCGGTCGAGCGCGCGGGTGACCGTCGAGGGCTCGACGTGCAGCGCCCGCGCGACCGCCGAGGCGTTGCCGCTCTCGGCGTAGAGCTCGGCGAGTTCGGCGAGCTGCTTCGGGTGGAGCGGCTTGCCGCGGGGCATCGAGAACCTCCGGGACGTCCCGAGACGTCCGGCCTCAGCCGACGAGAGCTTCGTCCGCCGCGGCGCGCGCCCAGCGACCGAGCTGGACGATGCCGGCTCCCGCGAGGGCGATCACGACGAGGGGGAGCCAGAGCTCGGGGTGAGCGAGGCAGTAGTTCAGCACGTGGTCTCCGGCGTGAGGGCGTGAGCGCCCCGAGCTGCGCACCCAAGACGCCGCGCTGGAGGCACGCGGTGGGTGTGCAGCTCGCGGAGCTCGGGGAGCTGAGACCCCGCCGCTGGGGTTCGCGCGCACCGAGGGGTGCGCTCCGAGCGGCGGGGCGATGGGGATGAGGGTGGGGAGCGGAGGGCAGTGCGCCTCATCGCGGGGACACGCAGCACGAAGGTCAGCGCTTCATGGCGCACCTCAACTTCCCTCGATCGGACGTCCGGAGACGTCCAGAGACGTCCAGAGACGTCCCGCGCCAGCGCGCGGGGATGAGTCAGCGCGGCGGCGCGGTGCGCTCGCTATGCCTGCGGTTCGGGCCGAAGGCCGCGCGTCCGGATGCGCGCCAGCAGCTTCGGCCGCTCACGGCGCACCCGGAGCCACTGCACGCCGAAGACTAGCGTCGCGAGACCGGAGACGGCGAGGAGCGCCGCCATCACGGCCGCGCGGATCGGGGACAAGGCGCTCAGGGTCAACACCGTCGCCAACAGCGAAACGAACGTCGTCCCGGCGCCGCTCGCGAAGGCCAGCGCCTGGTTCTCCTCGCTGACGATGCGGTCGAGCGTGTCGAGCTCGTTCTCCATGACCTCGAAGGTATGGATCTCCCCGATGCGCGACAAGTGCACGACCGGGGCGTTGGTGATCGAGCGGACAACTCCCATGACCATGACCTCAGCGTGCGTCGACCATCGGGCGCCGTGGAGTCACAGGACGAGCCCTCGTCGTGACGCCAGACGACCCCGAGAAACTCAGTGGGTGAAGGCGAGTCGCGGCGCCGTTGCGTGACGCCACAATACGTTGTCCGAATTGCCCCATCAGCTTGTGATGACAACCCAGCAATCGTCGGGGTCGAGGTCACCGCTCCCGCAGCCGGTCGAAGAGCGCGCCGCCGGCCACCCGCCACGGGGCGGCGTCCGCCTCGTCGAGGCCCATCGCCGAGCGGGCGATGGTCCAGGGGACGCGCCGCCAGGGGATCAGGTACTGCCGCGCGCCCCAGGCGTCGCGGCCGGGATGCCGGAACTCCACCGCGAGCAACGACACGCCGCCGGCGTCGGCGACGGCGTCGAGCTGCGCCGCCTGCTGGGGCTGGATGTCGGCGCGCGGGAGGCGACCGTCCTCGGTGCTCTTGCACTCGATGGCGAGGCACCGGCCGTCGACCGCGCACCCGACGAAGTCGGCCGAGGCCTTCGCGCCCCAGACCAGCTTCCACCCCCAGCCGTCGCCCTCGCGGACGCGCTTGTGGGCCACGGGCGCCTCGATCTTCGTCCACCACACCAAGCGCAGGGCGAGCACCGCCGCGGCGAGCTGCGCGCGCATCCAGGCCTCCAGGGCGTCGCCGTGGCGCTTCGCCGCGCGTCCCGCCCGCTCCCGCACGCCCGGGTCACCGGGCGCTGGGAGAGTTCCTGTTGCGGTACGGACGGAGCCCCCGAGCACGGCGTCGAGACTAGGGTCCGGAGGGCAGCCCGGCGTGGCGCCGGGGAGGGTGAGCTGCTCGGCCGTACGTCTGCGCGCCATGATGGGTCCTCGGGGGCCCCGACCGACCAGACCTCAGCACGTGCACGAGGGCGCCGCGGTTCCTGCCGCCGGCCCCGCGAAACCGCAGGAGCAGCAGGGTCACCGGGGGTCGTGCGGAGGTCTGATCGGTCGAAGGGGGAGCGGGTCAGGGAGAGGCGGGGTCGTCGGGCGCGTGGGCGCCCACGCCGAGCTCGCCGCGCTCCTCGAGCACGTGCAGCGCGTAGTCGATCTTGGCGCGCTGGGCCTTCTTGGCCTCGAGGTAGCTGGCCGAGAGGTCCTTCACCAGCTCGCGGGCGCTCGTGAGCTTCTCGTCGGCCTTCATTTCCTGGCCGATCCACCGGAGCGAGGTCTCGGCGCGCATCACCTCCGCGCGGAGCTGGTCGCCGCTCATCCCGGCCGCGTCTTCGGCGTAGCCCGTGGGGAGCTTCGCAATGACCTTCTTGATGTCCATGAGAGACCTCTCTAGCGGTCGTCGTTGGCGGTCTCGGGGCCCACCGGCCAGAGCACCACCAGGCGCTCGCGGACGGCGTTGCTCCCGATCGCCACGGCCTCGCGGACGATGCGCAGCACGCGCGGGTTGGACTGCTGGGCGAGCAGCCGCTCGAAGTCGCGGTAGGTGGACGCGAGGCTGCGGCCCGTGCGAGCCGCGTACGCCTTCGCGTCGAGTCGTTCGTGCGCCATCGGACCCCCGTCGACGGCGCTCCGGGCGCACCTCTGCCGACGGAAATGACCCTGATTGAGAAAATGGTTCGGGGTCAAGCCGCGTCGTAGCGATTGTCGTTCCAGGCGACAACGGCCGCCTCGAGCGCGCCCTCGCCCCACGCCCGGAGGCGCCCCGCGGCGAGCTTGTGCGCCGCGCGCGCCCTGGCCTCGCGCTGCGTGACGCGGTCGAGCTCCTGCGCCTGCTCGCGCGTGAGGCCGCCCCGGGCGTCCTTCTGGAGCCGCCCCTTCAGGCGCTCGGCGACCTCGGCGCGCTCGGCCGAGGTGACGGCCAGCTCGCGGGCGTCGGCGGGCCCCAGCGCCTCGCCGATCGCGAGCGACCAGGCCCCCACCTGCACGACGGCGCCGGACCGCTCGGCCACCCACAGGAGCGTCGCGCGGATCTCCGCCGGGAGCACGAGCCAGCGCTGCCAGACACGCCGCGCCTCGCGGATCACCCCCGAGTCGCACCCGCGCTCGAGCGGCGTCTCCTCGGGCGGTGCGCCGTGCGTGACGAGCTCGCGCGGATCGCGGAAGAGCGAGCGCGCGCCCGCGGCGGTGTTCATCGCGGCGAGCGGCGCCAGCGCGGCGGCGAGGCGCCCGAGCGAGGCGTCTGTGAGGCGCCCGGCGCGCGCGCTCTCCGCGGGGTCCACGCCGCCGGTGCTTACCGTGCTGGGTAACAAGTCGTCCGCCATGGGGCGCGATTGTACGCGCGTCAACGTCCCGTGCGACAGGGGCGCTGACGCGGGTCGGTCAGGCTACGCCCTGGCGTTGCGCGAGCCGACGCCACGCCGCCGCAACGAGCCCGACGGCGAGCGACCCGTTGCGCGAGAGCGATCCGAGGAGATCGCTCACCCAGTACCCGCGAGGCGATGGAGGCGTCGGCGCCGGTCGACGTCGCATCGCACAGGCCCCGGGTGCGGCCGCACGTCGCGCTCCGCGTGAAGTTCGTCCAGGGCGAGTTGAATGGCGAGCGTGACGAGGGAGAGCGGCGCCTGTCGAAGGGACGCCGTGCGTCGCCGCGGCGGGGTCATCGCAGCGTTCTACATGGCCTTGCCGCCGCGGTCCTTCGCCGACGTCAGGACCGACGTCCCGCCGACCAGTTGCAGCTTCGGGCGCTTCAGCACGGGCGCACTCGGGGCACGCGGTACGCCTGCCGTGTCTGGGACGGGATCCGCCAGCACGAGGCCGAAAATCATTCGCTGAACCTCATCGGGAGGAAGGTGCAGCGAGCGCGCGGCAGCGCTCGGGCTGTCGCCGGTCTTCTGAAGCGGGCCGAAGACCTTGCCCAGGATCTGCGAGGTCTCGCGCCGCATCGGATGCGGCTCCAGCGACCGCCAGCCGCGGCGCTGAAAGTCGATCATCAGCTCGCGGTAGTGCCAGTCGGTGACAGCGCCGAGGTGAGCGAGGCGGTAGGCCATCGCGATTGCCGAGACCTGCCACTGCACCTTGAGCGCGAGGATGGTGGGCGTCGTGAATGCGCGCGGCTTCTTCGCGAGCAGGCCCTCTTGAGGCATGAGGAATGCCGAGGCGAAGCGGTCGGCCTGCTGCTCCGACTCGGGGCTGCGCACGCCACCGTCGCGGTGCAGTACCAGGTGCCCCAGCTCGTGCGCCGCATCGAAGCGGCCTCGCTCGCCGCTCTTGGTGGTGTTGAGCATTACAAACGGCTTGCCATCGTGCCAGAAGGAGAACGCGTCGAACTCCCGGGCCTGCTCGACCGCCGAGAAGACGCGCACCCCGTGGAGCTCGAGCAGGTGCACCATGTTGGGCGCGGGGCCCTGACCCAGATTCCACAGTCCGCGCAGCGCCGTCGCCGCGAGCTCCGGCAAGTGGTCGCGCAGGTGCGGCACGTCGACGGCAGGCAGTCGGAACCTCGACTCGATCCAGTCGTTCAACGGGATCGTGAACGTCCCCGCGGCATGCACCGCGTCGCGCTGGGCCGCGCGCATAGTCGTGAGGGACCGGAAGCTCGCAGTCTCCAGGTCGAGGGGTTCGAGCGAGGGCGCGCTGAAGAAGGAGAGAGGGAAGCGTAAGACCCGCGCGAGGGCCCGGAGCGACTCCTCGTCGGGCTCCCACTCACCTTTCTCCCACGCCCGGACCGAGCGCGGGTCGACGCCGCAACGCTCCGCGAGCTCCTGCTGACGGAGCCCGCGGCGCATGCGCGCGAGGACAAGGCGTGTCGGCGTGAACCCTTCCATGGCTGTTCGCTCTACTTCTCCTCGTCGGCGACGTCGCCCGCGAGCGGCCCCGGCGGCTGATGCGGCTCGACGGGCACGTCGATGGCGTCGGGGGTCGCGACGGGCTCGAGCAGCGCCACGTCGAGGTCGACGGAGCGGAGCAGGATGCGCATGCGCGACTTCTCGATGTATCCGGAGCCGCTGAGGTCGCCGGCCTGCACCTTGATCAGGTCCAGATGCACAGTCCGACCCTCCCGGCGGCGCAGCAGGACCCAGAAGTCCTTGAGCGGCTCGTCCTCCGGGAGCGTGGGAATCGTGTCGAAAGCTTCCCCGCCGTCGACTTCCTCGTCCGGGTCCAGGTCCATCGGGAGTTGCAGTTGGCGCAACTCGAAGGCCGCGCGCGAATCCTCGCCCCGCTTGTATCGGTTGCGCCCGAACAGGCCGGGGTTGCCAGTGTTCTTGTCGCCCGTACACACCAAGAGCGCAAAGGCACCTGCGGGTGCGACAACCGCCGCGACCGAGTAGAGGTCACATGAGGTCCAGCCCCGACCGACCAGCGTGTCGCGCATGCACCTGATCGTCTCGGCCGGCGCTAACTGGAACCGGTGCCACCGCGGGTAGTGCGGCGAGCTGGTGTCCCGGCGCAGCTCACCGCGGCGTACCCAGTCGTGGATCTCCGCCTCATCGAGGCCGAGCGCGGCCAACGCCGGTCCGTTGTCCCGAACGGCCACCTGCCGCTCGACGCAGAGAGGCCACCCAGGCCCTTCGGAGCGGGGCGGCTCGGACGGCGGGACGGGAGAAGGCTTGTCGTCGAAAATACCTTCGTTCATTGGGATTCTCCAGCGCGCGCGACCAGGCGCAGCGACTGGAAGCGGACCGTATACCCACCTCGCGGCTGTTGGCAAAACCGGAAGTGACCGATTGGCGTTCATTAGGTCCCCTCGGGCTCGCCCAACGGCACCACCTGCAGCTCGCTGCCGCCGGGTACGGCGGGGCGCCGTTGCGCGAGGTACGGCACCCGCGGCCCGGCGCCGCCCTGCGCCGCCTGGGCGAGCGGCGGTGGCCCCTGGATCTTTACAGGCCACGGTAAGTCGACAGACCTCGGCGCGAGGTCTCGCCGCCGCTGGGCCTCGCGCTCGGTGTCCTCCCGCGCTCGGGCGATGGCCCGGTGCGTGGCGTTGATCCACGAGCCCAGGACCTTCGCCTCGCCGTCGCGCGTGCCGACCAGGAGCGCCAGGTCGATCACCGCGTGCTTGTCCTGGAGGTAGAGCGTGCGCTCGCGGGCGAGGCGCGCCATCACCGCGAGCTGCTCGCGCGTGACCCCCTCCTCGGCGAGGCGCGCGAGCAGCCGGGGCCGGAGCGACCGCGGGTGCAACCCGATGCGGCCGCCGGCGTCGCGCTCGAGGACCCCGAACACCTCCTCCTCGGTGAGCGTCGAGAGCGTGACCTGGGGCGTGACAGGACGCGTGACCGGCGCCGTCGGTGCGCCCTCGGGCACGCGCGCGGTGTCTGTCACCTGAGATTCGTCCGAGACGCTCGGATTCTCGGAAAGAGAAGAGGAGAAGGTTCTCTCCTCTCTTCTCTCCGGAGATGCGGGCGGCGGCGTGACGTCACGCCCCGAGTCCACAGGACGGTCACGCCCCAGGTCCCGGTCGAGGGGCGTGACCTCGCCGCGTGACATCGGATGGATGTCACGCCCCATGTCACGCGCCACCTCGTCCCCCTCCCCCCCTCCCCCTCCGCTCGATCCGCCCCCGCCCTTCGCCCGCTCCCGCTCGCGCTGGCGGCGCTTGCGGAGGGTGGCCGCCGCGGGCTGCTCCTTCGCGGTGTCCCCGGAGAGGATGGGGAGCACCAGGTCCTCCACGTCGCGCTGCATCGCGCCCGACCGGAGGAAGGCCCCGAGCGCGAGTTCGAAGACCGCGCGCGCGCCGGGGCCTACGAGGACGCCAATCGCCTCGAGCTCCCAGAAGAGCCGGTCGTCGGCCGTGGCGGTGCGGTCCGTCGGCCAGCGCCGCTCCTCCCCGCGCACCCAGAGCGGCCGGAAGATGTGGCGCTGCATACAGTCCAGGGCGAGGAACTCTGCGCTGCGCGCGAGGCGTACGGGAGGGTGGAAGTTCACGGGTCACGCTCCGTCGAAGTCGCGGGGGGAGCACCCCCGGTAGCAGGGGCTGCGCGCAGCGCGGTGAGCAGGCGCGCGGCCTGGAAGGCCATCCACTCGGCGTGCTCGGTGTGCGCCATCGAGGGCGCGGGCGGGTGGGCGCGGCGCCAGGCCTCGAAGGTGGCGAGCTCCTCCGCCGTGATCCGCGGCGCGTCGTCGTCGAGCTCGACCGGGGCCGGGGCCGGAACGTCCACGTCGAGCAGCGGGAGCTGGCGCGCTGCGCTCATGGCACATCGTCCTGGTGGGCCTCGCAGCGCTGGCCGACGCCCGCGACGTGTTGGCGGCACCACTTCTCGGCGCAGCGCGGCCGTGGGTCGGGCGCATCGGTGGCGCGGATCTGCGCCGCGGCGTCCAAGGCGACGCGGCGGTGCGGCGTGCGGGTGATGCCGGAGCGGGACGCGGGCGGTGGGGCGGCGACGGGTGCTGGCGGCGCGGCGGCGCCCTCGAGGCGAACACGCACGGAGCCGCGGAGCGGGCGCAGGGTGCGGGTGAAGAAGCTCATGGCGCGGCGAGCTCCTCGGGCGCCGGGGCCGTCTCGACGAGGCGATCCCCGATCACCAGCCGATAGGGCGGACGGTGGCCGCGCGGGGTGACCAGGCGCCCTGTCGTCGCGTCGAACACCAGCTCTCGGTCGCCGCACAGCTCGACAGTGACCCTGCCGCGAGCCTCCCCGGTGCGGCGGGCGTAGGTGCGGTGCGGGCCGTCGGCGAGTTGGACGAGCGAGGGGTCGATCATGGACGCGCCTCCGCCGGAGGGTGGGCGCTCGGCTCGAGCCCGCGCCGCGCGGGCTGCGCCAATCTCGCGGGAGGGAGCTCTGGGCGGTAGAAGCGCGACGTGGTCCCCATAGGTCGACGCTCAACCAGTTGCGAGCTGCTCAGGTGTCGCGGGCGCGGCGCGGCGTGCGCCGGGGCCTCGCACGGGCGGCTTGCGCGCACCTCGCTTCTTCGGGGCCTTGGCGCCGGCGATGCTCTGCCGGATCTGCTCCTCGCTCGGAGCGTCCCCGCGACCCGTCAACACCCACTCCAGGCTCAGGCTCCCGAGCGTCGCGTACTTCGCGAGCGTGCTCGCGCGCGGCTCCCGGATGGTCCCGGAGGCGATCGCCTGGAGGTGCCCGGGCGTCTTGCCGACGAGCGCGTCGCACCTCCGCAGCGAGAGGCCGCCAACCTCGAACAGGGCCCACTTCAGTCGTTCGCCGGGGGTGCGCATGGCCAGCAGATTGGACGCGGCCAGTTTACTAGTCAAGAGTGGGGTTCTGTTTGAGCGTCGATGCGGCTAGTCAACCCGGTTACCCTCCGGCCGTGGGCTCGGTAGCCAGCAGGATTCAGGAGGTGCTCGACCGCATGGGTTGGAAGCAGCGCGAGGCGGCTCGAAAGTGCGGCCTCTCGCCCAGCGCCATCGACTGGATCGTCGGGCATCCCGAGGGAGAGCCGAAAGCGTCCACGATCGAGAAGATCGCGAAGGCCGCGAATGTGTCGGCCCTTTGGATACAGCGAGGCATCGGGACCATCGACGACCCGTGGACCCCTCCGCCCACGGATGATCAGACCGCGGCCGAGAACCCTCGGAGCGGCGGCTCCCCCGCGCGATCAACAAAGCCATCGACAACCCCGACGATCCAGCCCCCGCGCATCAGCGCGGCTCGCCAGGACCTGATCGACTCCCTCTCGAAGGCCGTGGGCGAACTCAGCCGCGCAGGTGACATGGCAGGCGCGCGGATCGCCTCAGAGACCCTGGCCCGGCTCTTCGCCGCGGACGCAGCGCAGCTCGCCCCGCACGAATCGCGAGACGTGCAGGTCGAGTCCGGCGTCGCCAAGAAGACCGCGTAGACCCAGCGGACATCGCAGCCCTGCACGTCCGGTCCTATCGGCCCCGGCGAGAAAAACACTCGCCCCTGTTGACTAGTCAACTGGCCGCGTCCATCCTGCTAGTCGGCTCGGTGACTAGCCGACTACGGAGGACTCATGGACGACCGCACCCCCAACAACACCCCGCTCTTCGACGCCGCGGACCTGGTCCGCTTCTCCCTGGCCCTGACCCTCGCGGCCTTCGCGCTGCCCGAGACCGCCTCGCAGCTCCGCGAAGCGACGCTCGCCTGGCTGACCGCCGCCGAGCTCTTCCGCCTCTACCTGCCCCTCGCCGCCCCGCACGAGCACCCCGCGACCCTCGCCGCGATGGACGCCTGCCACGCGATGGCCGCCTCCGACGCGGACCGCGCGGTCGCCCGCCTCGCCACCCTCGACGGCGTGGCCCCCGAGGCCTGGCTCGCGGCCGTCTCCGCCCGGCAGGACGCGCCCACCTGCGAGCGCTGCGCGGAGCCCATCACCATGCTCCCCGGACCCGTCGGGGAGACGCTGGCCCTCGCCGACGGCGCCGTTCGCTCGGACGACGTCTGGGTCTGCCCCGACTGCCTCGCCGCGCACCCGGCGCTCGCCGCGGTGTACGCCCCGACCGTCCGCACCACCGCGGCCCCCGCCGCTGTGAGGGCCGCGTGAGCCCCCGCCGCACGCTCTACGCCGCGGAGGCCCGGGCCGACTGGCAGAACCTCTTCGTGATGGCGGCCGAGGGCGGCCGTCCGGTGCTCCGGCGCACGGTGAAGCGCCTCGGCCGCGCCGCCGGCGTCCCGTCCACCGAGGTCGCCCGCGTCGCCGACGAGATCGGAGCCGCGTCGTGAAGGCCCCCACGACCGAGGGCGAGGCCCTCGCGCAGCTCGCCGACGACCTTCGCCGGGACGGTCACCTCGCCGCCGCCGCGATCGTCGACACGAACCTTCGCGAGCTCGCGGGAGTCATCGAGCAGGAGCTGCTCCGGCGCGGCGCCGACCGAGTCACCGTTGCGATGGTGCGCGCCTGGGGCGCCCGGAACGACGAGGCCGTCCTCGCCGGGTACCGCTCGCTCTACGCACCGGAGACCGACGGCGATGAGGACGTCGCGCTCGTCGAGATGGCCGCCGCGCCGGGAGCCTGCTCGTGAGCGCCCCTCCGACGCCCTCCAGCGCTGAGCGCGCCACCTACGACCTCGACGCCCGCACGGGCGCCCGTGCGCTCGACTCCATCGTGCTGCGCGGGGACCTCTCGGGCCTGGGGCCGGCCGAGCGCGCCGCGTTCTACACGCAGATGTGCGAGGGCCTCGGGCTCAACCCCCACGCGCAGCCCTTCGCCTTCCTGCGGCTCAACGGCAAGGAGATCCTCTACGCAACGCGCGGGGCGACCGACCAGCTCGCGGCGATGCATCGCGTCACCCGCGAGATCATCGACGGCCCGAAGGTGATCGACCTCGCGGGCACCAAGCTGGTCTACGCGGTG